GGTATTATGGGGATTAAAATGGTTCCAATTGTTGATGAGTTTTTCGTATTACCTGACACTATTGAAGAGTTATTGAAATACGCCGAAGACAAATCTGTGTTGAATTCAAAATTTGATAGAGAAGGGGTTGTTATTCGTTCTAATGATAGAACAATCAGTTTCAAAGTTATCAGTAATAAATTCTTATTAAACGAGAAGTAATGGAAGAGAAGAAAATAAGAAAAACTATAATTCACGAGGAACTTAATGAGAAACAACAGGAAATGTATGATGAATGGTTATTACACATTAAAGCAATTTATGGTGAATATGGTGCATTCACTTGGAAAGTAACCCCAACAGGAATTGGGAGTGGTCTTGTGGTTTATAGTCACAAAACAAAAACAGAATTAGATTTAACCGACGTTGATAGTTGGTAATTAATAAAAAAGTATTACCTTTGTGGTATGTTAGAAAGATTGAACAAATATTATGATGAGGGTTTGGTACAAAAACAATCGCACCCAACCCTTCCTTTAACTATATGGAACTACACTCCAAAAGTACAATATGGGGTGACTGGTGACCAATATAAGTTATGGGATGATATCACTGTGCAATGCCGAGGTTTAGTTACCGATGATAACGGAGTTGTGGTTGCAAGACCATTTAAAAAATTCTTTAACATAGAAGAAAACCGACATACCTCAACTTCAGATTTTGAAGTATATGAAAAAATGGACGGTTCTTTAGGAATCCTATTCAACTATAAAGGAGAATGGGTTCTTGCAACTCGTGGTTCTTTCACTTCTGACCAGGCGGTTAAAGGTACTGAGTTACTTCAGAAATACGACTATAATAAATTACATTCTGATTACACTTATTTGTTTGAGATAATCTATCCTGAAAACAGAATAGTTTGTTCTTATGATTTTGAGGATTTAGTTTTATTAGGGATGATACACACTGAAAGTGGTGTTGAGGTTGATATCCATTTAGGTAATAATAACGATGTTAGGTTTAAAAATTTATTAAATAATCTTGAGTTAAACATTGTTAAAAAATACGACGGTATCAAAGATTATACTTTTTTGAAACGTATGATAGCAGATTCTAAAGAGGGTTTTGTTGTTAGATTTTCAAATGGTAATAGGATGAAAATAAAAGGTGAAGAATACCTTCGTCTTCATAAAATAATGACTAACGTATCTACAACTGCGGTTTGGGAAGTTTTAAGTTCTGGTGGTGATATGGAGGAAATAATAAAAGATGTTCCTGATGAGTTCTACAAGAAAATAAAAATGTATGTTCAGGAACTGAATTATCAGTTTTATCGTTATTCAGAATATGCTGGTAAGACTCATGATTATTTCCGATACGGTAAGTATGGTGATAACGAAAAAGAATATAGTAAAAAAGAATTTGCAGAACATTTGGTAAAATGTGATGTTCATCCTAAAGTAAAATCTATCTGTTTTGCTATGTGGGACCAAAAACCATATGACCATATCATATGGAATTTACTCAAACCAAAGTTTGAAAAACTATAAAACACGACATAAAGTCGTGTTTTTTTTTGTTATCATTATATTTATTATAAAAAATTATTGCTAATGTCAACAGAAGTTATTGTAGCGTTTATAACAGGTGTATTAGGTCCAGTTATTCTTCTATACGCAAAAAACAAATTTGAGAAGAACAAAGAAAAACCTGATATGGTTAAAGAAGCACTACAAGTTAGTGAATTGATTACCTCAAAGATTGAACACATCAAAGAAGAATTCAAAGCCGATAGAGTTTGGATTACTCAATTCCATAATGGAGGTCACTTTTACCCCACGGGTAAATCAATGGCAAAATTCAGTGTTATTTATGAATCTGTCGCACCATCAGTAAATTCAATCCAATTAAATTTTCAAAATATCCCTGTTAATTTATTTAGTAAGTCTATTAATCAATTATATGAAAATGATGTAATTGAAATTTCTGACTTTAAAGACGATACAATCTCAACATTTGGTTTAAAATATATTGCTGAAGATACAGGATGCAAATCAGGTTTCTTATTTGCAATTAAAACCATTGACGATAAATTCATTGGTACTTTAGGTATTGATTATACTAAAAGAAAAACAAAACTTGATATGGAATCTATAAATCACCTACAAGTTCATGCAACCGCAATCGGTGGAGTTCTTATGGGTCACCTAAACGGGTAACAATTCCGAATCTCATTATATTTATTAAGATGAGACGATTCCTAAACGAAACTTTACAAACACCAAACCCTTCAGATTATACTAATACTGACTTCAAACCATTTGTTGTTGGTAGAAGTAATCCGTTATCGGATAAGATAAATCCATCCTTATTGAAGGATGTTGATACCGCAGCCAAAAAAGCCAATGTTAAGGTTAGTATTACAACCGCAGTTAGTGGCCACGATAAAGGTTCTCGACATGAAAAAGGTTTAGCCGTTGATATTGCGATGGTTAATGGACAAGGTTTTGGTAGTGAAAAAGCCGCAAAACAAAAAGGTATTTACGATGATATTATGAGATTTGTCTCTGAATTAGAGAGTCTTGGGTATGTTAAGAATAGTGAATCAGGTAATGATAAAGCGGTTTTAACTTTCGGATTCCCAAACCATCATCACCATGTACACGTCTCAAGAAATTCAGATACAGGGGTATCAGATAGTAACGGTAAGGTTTCACCCGAGGTTAAACCCGATTCTCAAAAAACACCTGACTCTGGTGAAAATTATGATAATATTGATTTTGAAAGCTCATCAGAGAGTAATAATGTTATTCAAAGTTTTTTAAACCCATTATTAAACACATTAGGTTTTAAAGAAGGAGAAGAACCTACAAATAAATTGGTTGAGGATATTAAAAGAATTAAAAATTTATTATAATGGAAAGATTTATTAATCCAGCACCATACGGTAATATGAAATCATCAATAATGTCAAAATCTGTTGATTTAATTTCATACCCAAATTCAAAATTAATAAATCCATATGATGGTGTTATTGTTTTTGACAGAACTCCTTCTTGTGAAAACTTAATTAAAATTAAACATGAGTTTAATGGTGATAATGTATATTCTGAATTTTGTAATGTTGGTAAGTCATTTGTTTCACCAGGAGATAGAATAAAACAAGGTCAAATTATTGGACATTTCACTGACGATAGAATTGGGTACTCAATTAAAAACGATGATGATAAAAAATTAGACGTGTCAAAATATATGGAAGGGTTTAAACCTAAAAAAGAAGACTCTAAAAAAGAGGGACCAAAAAAAGAAGACCCTAAAAAAGAAGACCCTAAAAAAGAGATTAATAAAATTGATGTCGGTAATAAAGACGTTGGTTCTGGTAATATATTCTTAGATACTTTACTATCCCCATTTTCAATCGCAAATGATATTACAAGTGGTGTTGGTAAAGAGATTAAGAAATCCTTTAAAGAAGATTACGGTGGTAATAAAAGACTTACAGAACAAATAGATAAGATTAAAAAAATTATAAAGCATTAAAAAACCCCCTTTTCAGGGGGTTTTGTTTTTTACTTAACAGATTGAACTGAAGTGGTGTCTACTAAAGTAGAGTCTACACTGATTTTAGTTGAGTCTGTGGCTACAGATGTACTGTCTGCCGTTGTTAGAGTTTCCTCAGTTTGAGTTGATTGTCCACAAGATACCATCATCATTGTTCCTGTAACCAACATAGCGAAAATTACTTTTTTCATGTTATATTTGTTTTTATTGATAAATAAATAGGTGATTGTTGACGTAAAATCAACTTATACTTTAAAATAATTCAGATTTTCTTAACAAAGTACAATATTTATATAAAAAATAAAAAAATATACTGTTTAGGTATTGTCAGAACAGTTTTTTTTATTATCTTTGTAAAACAATTCGGGGTTAGGTTGACAATCTGTTATAAAATCGTGGTTTCCTAAGACTGAAAAAAAAAACAAAAAAAAGATTTGGTAAATCGAAAAACTTTACCTACCTTTGTACAACAAAAGAGATAGACAACGATTCAGATACAAATCTCTAAAAAAAATAAAAAAAGATTTGGTAAATCAAAAAAGTTTACCTACCTTTGTAAAACAAATCGGAAACGTCCGAAGAAGTTCTTTGACATATTATTATCCATTATAACACTTCGGTGTTGTATAAACGATAATCGGCCGTATATGGTCGTTAAATAAACCTCGAAAGGGGGATAAAGTGAAATCATAAGTGTTAATGGTTTTGCGGTTCGGGTAACCGAACTCGAGTATACAAGTGGGATATCAGTGAGCCTGTAGTACCGAGGATAACTTCGTAGGGAAATGGAAAACTGAACGGGCAATGTGGATTGTCAGTTTGAGGTGGGAACACCAATAAGAATAACCCATAGGAATCAAGTGAGAAGTGTACTCCAAATACACAATTGCGGGTTCCAATATAAGAGGTGACTTAAAACCGAAGGGATTAACCTGAAGGTAAGATAGAGAACGAATGGTGTCGCTACTATCCTTACCACAGACCCACCAAGGTCTTGGTACGAAGTAATCTTAAAATATGAGAGTGGGGACACTCTACCGAGTAGACAAGTATCTTGTTGTTCAAAAGATAACGAGGCTTAAGACGGACCTCTACTTGGAATCATCCACAACACAAAACTTATACTAAATTTAAGTAAAACTAAAAGACATATAAGCAAAAGTGTTCGTCAGGTTTTGATGAAAGTCGCCTACATAGTCATGAGTTGTTCATGGCATACTGAGACCGCAAGTCGATGTATATTGTTACCAAAAACCTCCAAGGAGTCGAATCCTGAGTCAGTTCGCAAGATTGAAGAGAGTAGAGTAGTAATAGAGTAGTTAAAACCTTAAGGAGTGATTGGTCTAACCAATCGGCGATGAGAGTTACCATTCAAAAGATGGTGGAAATGAAGGGAACCAAATAATCCTTCTAAAGATTCTCACAAAACGGTGTATTCTCAGCCTTTAGCCAACCAAAACTATGAAAACAGTGACTCCAATACAGAGAAAAGAGGTAATTACGGTATATTCCTCAAGGTAATGAGTTTAAACTTTCCCTTAAAAAAGTCCCATAGAGTGTGTGTTTTTGGTTTTATACTATGTTACAACCTTTATCTGCTCTGATTGATAAATACAAAAAACTAGTGTGTTTGTGTCAAGACAAGACATCTTCGCTAAAAGATAAAAAACGTCAACACCGATATTCTTAGGTTGTGGATTTTTGTGATAACCACAGGTTTTTTATAGGTGTCTAAATAAGTAAAAAACCAAAAAACATAGACGTTTAGGTCGCGGATATTCACCTCACGATAGAAGGTCCCATTCGGTGTCACAAACTGATGGAGTGGTTAAGGTTGTACCACTGAGTAAAAAGCCCAACGGGAATAACATGACGATGTTATTCCCTTTTTTTATGCACTAAAATATAATAATCATACAACACTAATCTATAATTTTAACGCATAAAAAAACCCCATCCGAAGATGAGGTTTAATGAGTGGAGGTAGAGGGGTTCGAACCCTCGTGTTGTACACCTTACCTATTAAGGACTACACGCTTAGGATAACATTTTCTAATGTTCCAAAAATAGTTAGTTCGTTCTTCACCATCGTAAACTAACAACCAATGGATGACTCGATTTTGGGTTCAGTCATTTTTCCACCTTTGTATAGACTTCTGTTCCTAGGTTGTATGTCCACCGACCCGTATGGTGTTTCCTATATGTTAGGCAACAACCGCAGCTTCTTCACGGATTAATCCGATGGTCGCCATTTTGTCTAAAACGTTTCCGTTTACAGTTTACATCCGTAGATTTAAGTGATAGGATACATCTCACTGCGTGCCCCGAATAACTAACAATGCCAGTCAATTCCAAGTTACCCCCATATGTTAAAGAACTTATTTCTTTTACAAAGATAGTAAAGTTTTACCAATTACCAAACTATTTTATATTTATATGTAAATAAATATTTGTGGAGGAATCAAAAAACGCTAAGATAATATTTGAGAACGAGTATGTCGTATTGGTACAGGTGTTCAATAAGAACGCAGCGACCTATTACGGACCCCCCAAGGTTACTGAATTGTATGACCGAGATTTTAGTCATGGTGATTTATATTTTGCCGTGAGTAAATACAATCCTGGCCCTGAGTATATATACACACTATACAAACCTACCGATGGTGAGCTTGAATATTATTCAGGTATCGAATTAAAACTTGAAAGTTACGACAACATCACATTTAAGTATCCGTACCTAAAACCCTACGTCCAAGATATTATGGGGAATAGTGAGATATACGATTTATTATTAAAAATTAAAAACGGTCAAAAGGTTAATAACTGGGATGCTAATAGATTTGACCCAATTGTATATGATATTAAGTTTAATGAACAAACACCTGGTAAAAGTAGAGTTAAATTAAAGTTTGATGATTATGAGGATTATTGGAAATTATTTGAGTTAACTGAAGGAGATATTTGGTTTGGAAATTACGTATATTCTAATTATGATTCCTACCAATTTGAAAGTGAAGATTTCGCTGATGAGGATTGGAAACAGGGTTATTTGTTACGGGAATTAAATGACGAAAACCAAATTAAACTAAAAGAAATTTTAAAATTATTATCGCCAGAACTATCTCAGTTACGAAATGATGAAGAATGGGAAAAAGCGTCTAATTTACTATTATCAACATTTGAACGTGAATGTGAGGGAATTAAATCTGAATGGTTGTCAGAAAAAAATAACTGTAAAGAACGAGGTGCCCGTAAGATGATTGAAGACGACTGTTGTAATTTCTTCCAAAATTATGGAATATTCAATATGGGTAATTGTTTTTATAGTTATGTGACAACAGTGTCGGTATTATTATCTTTATATAAAATGGTTGATGAAAGACATTTCACGGTTAGTGAGGTTTTAAGTGATATTGGTCATAAATCAGGAAATCTTGGTGGATGGGAAGAATATTCTTATGAACAGGATTGTATTGATTTTGATGATGAATCGTTCAATCGTAGTTGTGGTTGGCAATTAGATAAGATGTTTACTAAACTTGAGGATTCTGACGAATTTGAGGATATTAAAAAATTCTCAGATAATGCTTCGAAAATTTTAAGTAAGTACGACATGGAAACTAATTACAAATTACCCAAAGACGAAACAAAAACATTTAGTATAATTAAAATGGACCCAAAAACTAATAAAGTCCATGTTGTTGTTTCAGTTAAGAATTCATATCAAGGCGAACAAAGAAGTTATGATTTTGAAGATTTTGACCAATTTTTACATCATCCCGAATTATTTGAAAATAGATTTGTCAAAGTAAAGTAATTTACTTATCTTTGGCCTATGGAAAGAAACTATCAATTACTAAAGGACGTTTTGTCGGTCCCAACAAAGACATATAAGGAAGACCGAATGATTGAGTTTTTAGTTAATTGGTTAACCGAAAACCAAATACCATTTCAGGTAGACGAACATCGAAACATTTATGCTACTAAGACATCTCAGGATATTACTGAAGATTTCTATTTCCCGTGTGTTATTGCTCATACTGATACCGTACATCAATTAGACGTAATTAACGTTAGAGAAATGGAATTACCTAACGCTCAGGGAGTAATTAAACCATCATTAAAAGCATTCAACGATTTTGGTGAACCAACAGGAATTGGTGGTGATGATAAATGCGGTGTTTACGCATGTTTAGAATTATTAAAAGAATTACCAAATCTTAAAGCCGCATTCTTTGTTTCAGAAGAAACAGGTTGCCACGGTTCAAAACAAGCGGATAAAAATTTCTTCGAGAATGTTGGATACGGAATTCAATTTGATGCTCCTGAAAACTGGATGGTTAGTGAGTTCTGTATGGGAGTTCAATTATTTGGTAGAGAAACCGAGTTCTTTAAATCATGTGATGAGGTTTTAACAGAAACATTCAATCCTGATAGAAAATATCAATCTCACCCATACACAGACGTGTACGCTTTGAAGAACACATTTGACTTCTCATGTATTAACTTCTCGATTGGGTACTACGACTACCACACTAGAGAAGAATACGTTGTAATCGAAGATGTTTATAATGGAATCAAAACGGGTAAAGAATTAATTGAGAAATTGGGTAATGTGAAATACCCATTCAAATCGAAACCACGATACAGTTATTTATTTGACTAATAAAAAACCCCTCCGTAAGGTGGGGTTATTTTTTGCTTATTAATGAACATAAAAAAAGGGGGTTATTCAACCCCTTTTCTTTTTCTTGTGACTTTCTTTTCCTCTTTAAACTTAACATCACCATTTTCACTTATTAACGTGTACTCAGTATTCTCTTGAATGTTACTCTTAAGAACCTCTTCAGATATAAAATCTTCAACTTTATCCTGAATAGCTCTTTTCAATGGACGAGCACCATACATTTCATCAAACCCAACCTCAGAAATCATATCTAAAATAGAATCGTCAAATTTAATATTATATTTAAGACCTGTCAATCTTTCAGATAAAATACTCAACTCAAGCTTAACAATTTTTTTAACATCTTCTTTCACTAGTGAATTAAAAATAATAACCTCATCAATACGGTTTAAAAATTCAGGGGCGAAAAACTTCTTAAGTTCCTTCTTCAAAACTTCTCTTTTTTGTTCTTCTTCAACGTAAGAACTCGAGTTAGTTTTAAATCCTACACCCGCACCAAACTCCTGTAGTTTTTTAACTCCAACGTTTGATGTCATGATAATGACACAGTTTTTGAAGTTAATTTTTCTTCCCATACCATCTGTAAGGTGACCGTCATCCAACACTTGTAATAATGTTGAAAATATGTCTTTGTTTGCCTTTTCAATCTCATCAAATAAAATTACTGAGTAAGGTTTGTTTTTAACTTGTTCAGTTAATTGACCACCTTCGTCATAACCTACATATCCTGGAGGGGCTCCAATTAATCTTGAGATACTATGTTTTTCTTGGTATTCAGACATGTCCACACGAATCATATTCTCCTCACTACCAAACATTTGTTTTGCCAATTGTTTTGCTAAGTAAGTTTTACCTACACCTGTTGAACCAAGGAAAATAAATGAACCAATTGGTTTATTAGGGTCTTTAATACCTAATCTGTTTCGTCTGATTGACTTAGCAATTTTCATAACCGCTTCAGATTGGCCAATTACTTTGTCAGATAAACTACCCTCTAATTGAGATAGTAACATCGTCTCATTAGCATTCAATTTACTAATAGGAATTTTAGTCATGTTTGAAACGACCTCATAAACCAATTCGATAGAAACTTCTTTTTTCTTAATCTGAAGTTCCTCCTCAAATTTTTTCTTCTCAATATCTAATTTATTGAGAATACGTTTTTCCTTGTCACGTAGATTTGCCGCCTCTTCGTAATTTTGTTTTTTAACAACCTCAAGTTTTTCAATTTTAACGTCGGCAGCTTCTTGTTTTAATTTTTCAATAATGTCAGGCATTTTAATCTCAACTTGACATCTCGCACCTACCTCATCAATAATGTCGAATGCCTTATCAGGAAACTCTCTGTCGGTGATATATCTTGCCGCCAAATCAACACATACTGAAAGTATTTCATCAGTATAAGATACCTTGTGGAATGATTCGTATTTATCTTTAACATTCTTAAGAATCTCCAAAGTCTCTTCTTTAGTCGCCGCGTCAACAATTACCTTTTGAAAACGTCTTTCTAATGCTCCGTCTTTCTCAAAGTTCTTACGATACTCATCAAGAGTTGTTGCACCAACACATTGAATTTCTCCACGGGCAAGTGCTGGTTTGAAGATGTTTGATGCGTCTAACGAACCTGATGAATTACCTGCACCAACTATTGTGTGAATTTCGTCAATAAAGACAATGATATTTGGTGCGTTTTGTAACTCCTCGATAATTACTTTCATACGTTCCTCAAACTGACCACGGTATTTTGTACCCGCAACAATCGATGTCATGTCTAACGAAACAATTCTTTTATCCATTAAATTTCTTGGACATTCACCGTTAAAAATTTTAATTGCTAATCCTTCTACGATTGCGGTTTTACCACAACCAGGTTCACCAATAATAATAGGGTTATTTTTCTTTCTACGAGAAAGGATTTGAGCAATCCTTGTAATTTCTCTTTCTCTACCAACAACAGGGTCTAATTTACCTTGTTCGGCCAATTTGATTAAATCTCGGCTGAAGTTATCCAACACAGGTGTTGATGAGTCAGATGTTGATTTAGGTGGGTTATTCTTTCCCCCATTATCCATGGATTCTATCATATTTTGTTTTTTAGTTAATTATAAGGATTAATTTTGTATTTTCAACAACAGGTACAAAGGTAAGTAAAATATCTAAATTAAAAAATTTAATTTTTGGTTATATTTATGAATATGATAAAACACTACACCAAATATATTGAGACCTTAGGTGCTGATAAAGATATCTTAGAAACATATAGAAATCTTAGACAATCATTCCAAAGAGAAGGTTGGTCCGAAAAGGATTTGGAGAAACCACCATATTATCCCCAAGATATTATGAGAAACTTCCAAAGGTTTAGTAGTTTACATTCAAAATTATTCCAAGAACTAAAAAGTTTTTTCCCTGATGTTGACCACAATGAGTTTGTTGATTATCTTAAAGGTAAATTACAAATAATAGATTCAGAAACACCTTTACAAAATGGCAGTAAAAAAAGAAGAGATAATCGGGACGAAGATTATTAACGAGATAGATTCAAGTAACTTAGTAAAAACTGAGTATGATACCGAAACCAAATTAATGGTGGTGGAATTTAAAAACGGTATGAAATACCAATATGACGCGGTTCCTCATGAGGTTTACACTAGATTTAGAATGAATGAGTCTCAAGGTAAATTCTTTAACACAGAAATCTCTAAAAAATTCAAATATACTAAACTTTAATTATTATCAATACTCGACTATTTATTAGTAATGAGTGATTTAAAAAGTATATTAACTAGTTTTCACGTACAAGACGAATTAAATCCTAAGATTTGGGATGGGTCAATGGAAAAGATGTCACCTAAAGTTAGGTCACGTCTACTTGAGATTGCTTATGAGTTTATAGAATTTTTAAACGTTGATATTTTTGTGTCAGACGTTATAATGACAGGTTCATTAGCCAATTATAACTGGTCAAAATTTTCAGACATTGATTTACACATCTTAGTTGACTTTAATCAATTCTCAAAAACTGAATTACCTTTATACGAAGAATTATTCCAATTAAAAAAAACCATATATAACGACAAACACGATATCACCATCTACGGATATGAAGTTGAGTTATATGTTCAAAATGAAATTGAGTCTCACTTTAGTAGTGGAGTGTATTCTGTTTTATTTGATACATGGGAAAATGAACCTAAAAAAGAAAATGTTAAAATTGACCTTGAACTGATTAAAAACAAATCAAAACAATGGATGGACATTATTGACGGTGTTATTGAAAGTGTTAAGGATGAATCTATTGATGACACTAAAAAAATTATCGACAAGTATAAGAAAAAACTTAAAAAATATAGAACTTGCGGATTAGAAGAAGGTGGAGAATATTCTGATGAAAACTTAGTATTTAAAGTATTGAGAAGAAATGGATATATTGAAAAATTATATCAATATCAAGATAATCGTATTGATAAAGAATTATCCTTGAAAGAATCTACAACAACTATTGGTGGTAATTTTAAAACTGATTTAGAGAACGGTCCAAAAAATCATGGTAGTAGAAAATTAGGTAATTGGCAATCAGATAATGCTTGGGATATTTTTGCCCCTCCGAATACAGTTGTTAATTCATATACTAACGGTACTGTAACTAAAATAAGAGATACTGGTAAAAATTCTGGAAAAATTTATGGAACACAAGTATCGATTAAAGGGTCTGACGGATTTCCTGATATTTTTTACACTCACGTTAAAAATGTAAAATTAAAGAACGGAGATACAATTAAAGTTGGTGATTACATTGGAGTTGTTTCTGAATGGGTTGGACATGACACAATGACTCATGTGCACATAGGATTACCTTATGGGGAACATATTAGAGAATTGTTAAAAAATTCTGGAAAAATTTTCACTAATAAATTGGGTACTGATTATAAAGATGATAGTAATAATGACGAAACTGATTACGACGAGACTGTTATCACCAAAGGTATCGAAGGAAGTAATAAAGAAGTTAGTAATTGGTTAGAACCATTATTATCGACATTAGGATTTAAATAAATGATTCAATTACGTTAGAACGATAACATTTTTGATTCTGAATATATTTATATATAAAATAATTTTAAAAAAAAAACAAAATAATGGGAAACTTAAAACCAATTGGAAGTGAAAAATTACAAGGTATGGATAAAATCAACCGTATCATTGAAATTTCTAGATATAATGAAAATACTCCGACGCCTATAAATGAAGATAAATCAATCGAATATAGAAAGACTTTATCTGACGGAAACAATTATCAAATTGTTAAAGAAAAAAATGGGTACGTAATTAAAAAATCACTAACTGAATCTGTTGGTGAAAATGATTACTTAGAACCAATGAAAAATAGAAAATACTATTCTTCTTATTCGCAAGCGTTCAAACGTCTTAACTTAATTGCTAAAGAGGTTAATATTAATGAAGGATATGAATCAAATGTTTCATTATTTGGTGAGAGCGATATTGATGAAAAAGCGGCGACAAAATACATTTTGAAAATGGGGGAAACTAAGGAACAAGCGGCACCCGCTCCTGCACCCGCTCCCGCTCCTGCACCCGCTCCCGCTCCTGCACCCTCACCCGCTCCTGCACCGACAGACGATTTAGGTATGGAAGATGATATGAGTATGGAAGAACCTGAAGGTGAAGAAATGGAACAACCTGAAGAAGATGAAGTTATTACATTAAAAGTTATTCAAAAATTAACAGGTAAATTAGCTCAGAAATTAAGAGCTTTCCAAGACACTCAAGAAGATGAGGAACCAATGACATCTAAAGACATTAAATATGTTATTAATTCTATCTTATCAGCATTGAATTTAGAATCATTGGATGAAGAAGATAAAGAAGATATTTTAAATAAACTTGAGGGTATTGAATCTGAGGAAGAATTTGGTGGTGAAGAAATGGATATGGAAGAACCTGAGGGTGACGAAATGGGTATGGAAGAACCTGAAGGTGAAATGGCTGAGGGTGATTCTGGCATGTTTGATGATGAAGACGAAGCACTTTCTGCGGGTAAAAAATTAGCAGATAATATTTTTGGTGAAGGTCATGATGAAGAAGATGGTGAAGAATATCGTTCAAAAATTAAAGGTGTTAACCCAAAACATGGTAAACACATGGAAGATGTTATCGAAGGACTTTTTACCGAATCTAAAGTTGATGACATATTAAAAAAATACTTCAAGGTTGAGGAAAACGAACGTAATTTAATCGAAGCTAAAAAACAAAAACTTAATTTAATTAAAGAAAACAAATCAAAAACGATTAGTAAAATTAAGATTGTTTCTGAAAGTATTTCTCAAGAAGTTGCATCAACTAAATTGGTTTCCAAATACCCTAACGCTAAATTAGTGGGTAAAACAAATCACAAAAATTTAGTTTTTGAAATGAATAATAAACAACTTAGAGTTACGGTTAAAGGTCAGATACTATAATGAGTTATTTAATATATGTTAATGAATTAGGCCCTAATTATAAGGGAGATAACATATATGAATTCATATTTTCTGATACTTTAGAAAAAATATGGGGGGATAATTGGGAGTCAAAACCATCAAATGGTTACCCACTACCACCTGATTTAGAATTTATACGAAAAGTAGGAACTCTAAAAGATGACCAAGTTACATTATCAGTTATCCAAAATTCTGATTACTTCTCAATGATGGATTCTATGGATGGAGTAATTGCGATGGCTTGGGAGAACGAAAGTGATGATGTCGATTTTGACCATCAAAAAAGATTAGTGTTTAGATTCGGTGACGAAGAAACCACAGTCAAAGATAAATTATATGAACGTGATATCGTTTTAGAATTTGAAAAAAAGGTTGTCTATGAAAACTAACCAAAAACAATTAAAATTAATACAACACGGGTTGAAGGCTTCCACTGTCACTAAATTAAGTGAATCACAAGTGGATATTTTGTTTAACAGACTGAATGAGTCTAAAAAAGAAAATAAAGAACAAGTTACCAAAACTACTGAGCCCGCTAAAGAAATTGTTAATATAGGAACTCAAGGAGGTGAATTACCAAATAACCCAACAGGAAAGGGATATAAGGTTGAGAAAAAACCTGATGGTACTATGAAAGCAACACCTATGGAGACTGAAATGACCGAAGACACTGATTCTGAAATGAATTGGTTAATGAAAGGTGATACACAAGACCCAGTTCAAAAAGGACCTACAGGTGACGGTGACCCTGATTCATTACAAGAGTATAAAAATCTTGCGGAAAAATTTGAGTCTAAAAAACAACAAAAATATTTCTTCGCCAAATGCGGTGATGGTAAAACAAAAGAACAAAAAAAATGGTGTAAAATGGCTGAAGAATTTGCCGATAAAACAAACTTTAAAAAGTTACCTGAAAAGAAAAAAACTGAAGCTAAAGAAAGCGGTTTAAATAATTTAGTTAATAAAGTTTCTGCGGCATATGCTGGTGGAGTAAAAAATAAGTTGAATTCCATCTCCCCAAGCGTTACATTTGGTGAGAACGAAATAGAGAAAAAAATTATGAAGTTAGTGGAAAAACATATCACACCAAAAATGACTAAGCAGGAATTCCTTAATTTAGTTAAAGAACAAGGTACTAAAACGGCGCCATCAAGACCAGGGGTTAAACCTGATGTTGATACCCCAACAAGACCCTCAAAACCTGCAACACCGTACCAACCTAAGCCAGGAGTTAAACCAGCCCCTAAAGCGAAAACAAAGGTACCAAGTTGGTTATCATTTAAATCATTAGGAATTAAATTAAAGTAAGAAAATGAGTCTAAATCCAAATACAGAAAAAAATCTAAAAGTTAAAAAATTTTTAGAAAAAAAATTAGTTAGTGAAGGTTTAACTAATAGTGAACGTAGTCTTTTAAGTGAGTTAAAAAATAACTTAAAAGAAGCTCCTATTGATTATGAAGGCCCTGAAAGAATGGAACCTGGTATTGAAAGAAAAATTACATCCAAAGGGACTCCTTATAATAACTTTCCAGCAATCCCTAATATGGATATGGATAAGGATTATATTGAATTAATCTCCTCAAAAAGATTTAAAGATTCTGTAGATAAAGTTAGAAGAGCCATGGGTGATACCAGAGCAATCCAAGGAGCGAATCCATTAAATTCATTAATGATGACCGCAATGCAATCGCTACAAACAGTTGTGTCGATTCAAATGCAAAACAAAGAAGTTTTAGAACAACTTGCGGTTGATTTAGTTATTAAAGAAATGGGTATTCCTGAAGGAGCGATGCAGTTTGATGCTAAATTGGTTATGCAACCAATGGGAGCGTCTCAAGGAATGCAAGAAGAACCTGAAATGCCAAGTGAAGAAGAAATCGAAGAGTTTATGGGTGATGCCGAAACATTTGATTTGGAGAGAGCGAAAAGAAGATTTATTAACTCACTTATTCAAGGGGCCGCCTTCAAAGGGGGACATATGTTTAATTTAGTTTCAAGAGAACTTAATGACGTTGACCCTAGATTAATGAATTTATACACCGTGTCGCAATCTTTAATGGAACACGCATATTGGTTATTCCCTGATATGGAAGGAATGGCTGGCGGTGGCGGTGGTCAAATGGGACAATCAGAAGTTGATACCGAAACAGACCCACCAACAGTAAAAGCGAGGGCAATGACGTTCCCACTTTTAGTTCATGAATTGGTTAAAGGTGTTTATGAAATATTTGGTACTCACGGTTTACCTGATGACCCAAGACAACAAGAAATGATTATGAAGGCTGAGGATACTTTACCAGCTGAGATTTGGGATTCTCGTTTAGGACCAATTTTTTGGGAAAAATTCTTAGAGGCTTACCCGATGGAATTGTTTGATGAGGATATGAAACATATCCAACACTACTTATTTATGAGATTTTCTAAATTAAATGCTGAAGAATTTTTCAGAGTTGCTAAACTTATACTTTCAGGTAACCCACAAGGAACTCAATTTATTCAGAGAATGGTTAATGAAATCGTTACTGAACTGAAACAATATGATGCTGAAGAAGCGTTAAGTGGTGGTGATGATGAAGAAGATGACGATGATGGATTAGATGATTTCTTAAGTGGTTTAGGTATATCAAGACCAAAATAATGAAACATGTCAAATTTAACCAGAGAACAGGTACTAATAGAGTACGTAAAATGTCATAAGGACGTACAATATGCGTTAAAAACATATCTACAAACATACGATAACACAGTTTCTAAATACGTACCGTTAGAATTATTTCCTGACCAAGTATCATTACTTGAGGATTACGAAAATTACAACGAAAATATTGCCTTAAAATATCGACAAGCGGGTGTATCTACGGTTACCGCAGCTTGGGCTTCGATGAAACTTTCTTTTGCTAAGAAAAACAAACCCGAAAAAATCCTTATAATAGCCAATAAACTTGATACGTCATTAGAGATGGCTAACAAGATTAGAGCTTTTATCAGTCAATGGCCAAGTTGGGTCGGTATTGATTTTGCGGTAGAAAAAAACTCACAAAAACATTATAAACTAAATAACGGTAGTGAGGTTAAAGCCGTTGCAACATCTAAAGATGCCTTACGTGGATTTACACCAACAATACTTGTATTTGATGAGGCGGCATTTATCGAGGCCGACAGTGATTTTTGGGCAGCTTGTATGGCGTCCTTATCTACAGGTGGTAAAGTAATCGTAGTCTCAACACCAAATGGTTATGACCGAATTTATTATGAGATATACGACCAAGCGTTAAGGAATATGAATGACTTCAGGATTTCTGAAATGTATTGGTACCGTGACCCTCGTTACACAAAAGATTTATATTTGGTTAAAACCGACGATATGATTCACTATCTTTTAAATAAAGAAGAATACAGTGAAAAAGATATACTCAGTTGGTCCCATATACCCGCACACGAAAGAGATTATAAAGAACTGAGAGAATTAATGAATCAAGGTTATAAACCTTGCTCGTCTTGGTTTGAAGCGATGGTTAAGAAATTAAAATATGATAAACGTAAAGTATCTCAGGAGTTGGAATGTAACTTCTTAGGTTCAGGTGATAACGTATTTGATTCTAAAATGTTACAAACAATTAGAGAAAATTCTATTGTAGAACCCAAGAATAAAATGATGGGTAATGCTTTGTGGATTTGGAAAGAACCTGTCGTTGGACATAAATACATTATGGGGGTCGACGTTTCTCGTGGGGATAGTGAAGACTTTAGTTCGTTCCAAATCATTGATTTTGACGAAAGAGAACAAGTTGCGGAATATGTTGGTAAATTACCTCCTGATACTATGGCGGAAATTTGTTATAAATGGGCCAACATGTATTCATGTTTTATTGTGATTGATATCACAGGTGGAATGGGAGTTTCCACCTCAAGAAAATTACAGGAAATGGGTTATAAAGACTTATATGTTGATGGTGTTGACACCGCTAATAAGTGGAAATACGATTCTAAGTCCCATGAAAAAATACCAGGAATTAATTTTAATAATAAAAGAGTTCAAATTATTGCTTCATTTGAAGAAGGGATGAGACATGGGTTTAAAATCTACAGTTCAAGACTTTTCAATGAAATGAATACTTTCATTTACATTAATGGTCGTCCTGACCACCAAAAAGGACATCATGATGACTTAATTATGTCAGTCGCCATGGCAACTTATGTTGCTGAGTCGTCATTTAGTAATTTAACTAAAGTTGTCGAACATACTAAGGCAATGATTGAGTCTTGGGCGGTTAGCAATAATGACCAAGTTGCGAAAAATTTAGAATTTAATCCTGTTATACCACACATGTCAGAAAGAATAGGTCAATATAATAATCAGAACATGTCTAAAGAAGATTATCAAAAGTACGGTTGGTTATTTGGTATTAGATAATATTTATTAATAAAATATCACATGGGACTAACTTCTAGAAAAAAATCGGGGAACAAACTTAATGGTAGTAAATTAAACGTACCTGGTCAGGGTATTAGTAATGTTAGACCTGGTGGTGATAATAAAATAAACCAACAAAAGGGTGACCCTAATGGAAAGAAAGGTAAACAAAATTAACTATTTAATTATAGATAATTAGAATTAAATTTATTACATGGAAAACAATCAAAATAATCAATTTACAGTTTGGCAGAGGCTATCTCAAGCCTTCGGTCCTAACGCCCTGTTAAATCAAGATTATCCAACATATAAGTTAGACAAGACTGAGTTATTAAAAACGACATCAAAACAGGAATACGATAAAGAAAAATTACAAGCTCAACAAACGTATTACTTAGCCAATCAATGGACTAAAATTGAGAGTAACTTATACACTCAAGCGGTTTATTATGAACCAACAAGATTAGCATCATTCTATGATTATGAATCAATGGAATATACTCCTGAAATTTCGGCGGCTTTAGATATCTACGGTGAAGAATCAACAACTGTTGACCAAAATGGTTACATGTTACAAATATATTCAGAATCTAAACGTATTAAATCAATCTTAATTGACTTGTTTAATAATGTTTTAGATATCAATACTAATTTACCGATGTGGACAAGAAATACCGCAAAATACGGTGATAATTTTGTTTATTTAAAATTAGATGCTGAAAAAGGTATTGTTGGATGTATGCAATTACCAAATATTGAGATTGAACGACTTGAAAGAGGTATGGCGGCAAAATCGGCAAACGTCGAGGAACCCGCAGAAAATAAAGGTTTAAGATTTAAGTGGAAGGCTAAAGACATGGAATTTAATTCATGGGAAATTGCCCACTTTAGATTATTAGGTGATGATAGAAAATTACCTTATGGTACTTCTATGTTAGAAAAAGCGAGACGTATTTGGAAACAATTATTATTATCGGAAGACGCAATGTTAATCTATCGTACCTCAAGAGCCCCTGAAAGACGTGTCTTTAAAGTCTTTGTAGGTAATATGGACGATAAAGATGTTGAGTCGTATGTACAACGTGTTGCGAACAAATTCAAACGTAGTCAGGTTGTTGATAGTCAATCAGGTAATGTTGATATGAGATTTAATCAAATGGCGGTTGACCAAGATTATTTTATTCCTGTACGTGACCCTGCTCAAGCATCTCCAATTGAGACTCTACCAGGTGCACAGAATTTAGCGGAGATTGCCGATATTGAATACATCCAAAAGAAATTATTAACCGCCCTTAGAGTTCCTAAAGCGTTTTTAGGGTTTGAGGAAGTTGTTGGTGATGGTAAGAATTTATCATTACAAGATATCCGTTTCGCAAGAACAATTAATAGAATTCAAAAATCTATGATTGCGGAAATGAATAAAATAGCTATCATCCATTTATTCTTATTAGGGTTTGAAGATGAATTGTCAAACTTTACATTAGGTTTAACTAACCCATCAACACAGGCCGATTTATTAAAAATTGATGTTTGGAAAGAAAAAGTTTTATTATATAAAGATGCAGTAACGGCAATCGAAGGTATTGCACCAGTTTCTGTAACTTGGGCTAAGAAACACGTATTAGGATTCTCTGATGAAGAAATTAAATTAGATTTACAACAACAACGTATTGAAAAAGCGGTTGGTGCTGAATTAACTAACACGGCGACTATTATCAGTCATACAGGTGTATTTGACAATATTGATAAACTATATGGTGTTAAATCAGGCGCAACTCAAACTGTGGGAGCAACCCCACCACCTCCAGGAGGTGAATCAAGTGGTGGAGGATTAGGAGCACCTGAAGATATGGGTGGAGGGGCTCCAATACCACCACCACCAGGACCTGAACCAGGAGGTGAAGCGGAGATAACACCTGAATCATATAAACGTGATAACTTAACAATTTTATTAGAAAGTGATAACTTAACAGATTCGGATTCATTTATTGATTTGTCTAAAGCAAGAAATTCTTTAGGTGAAATGGAAAAAGAGTTAAACAAACTTCTAAAAGACTGATATTTATAAATAAAAAAGAGATGACAAATTTTGGAATAATTAAATCGAAGATAGAAGATGTGTTATTAGAATCATATAAAAACAACACATTTAAACAAGAATTCAAAAACTTTAAAAAGTTAGTTTTAGAAAATAAAAAAATATGCAAACTTTTTTATTTATATGATGATTTATCTTCTAATAAAGGATTATCGGAATCTATCGTTAATGAATATGTGAATGAATGTATAACCATTTATGAAAATACCATTAATAAAATACAAGAGTCGGATATTACACCATTAAAGTCTTGGATTAAAAATTCTAAGGTTGACAATCAGTATAATAATATTGATAATTTATTCTCGAGAGATGTCCTAACAATCGAATCAAGAATAACTAGTAAAAAATACATTTCAGAATCTCTTAAGAAATTACCTATCAAGAAAGCAGATACTGTTCAAATATCGCTAACTTCTATGGTTAATGTTGCAAATAAAACAATCACAAATTTTATTGATTCATTAACTGAGTCAGATAAAAAAGAATTAACAAAACTTTTATCTGAAGATGACGTTACTTTAAACCAAAAATTTGATGATGTTAAAAAAAGTGTTGTAACTAAATTAACTGAAATGAAAAATAATAATGAAGATAACTCAACTCAAACAAGAATTGATGAAACTCTTGATAAAGTAATTTCAGAAAAATACGACAAGTTAACTTATTTCAAACTTAAAAGTTTGAATGAGAATCTTTAATCGTTATTTGATTTATATTTTTTCTGAACGTATTTCGCTTTTGAAATCATATTCCTATTTTTAACAGATTTTTTTTGGAATTCTTTTCGTTCATTTAATTCCTTACTTTGCCTTGTCTTTATGACTTTGCTTTTGTAAATTTTTAACGCTTTTTCAAGAGTTACATTTTTTTCTACCTTTATGATTAACATGTTTTTGTGAGTTTATATTTATTTTGACTATTGCAGTAAATATACCTATTTTTATTAAAACAATAAACTTAGAAATTATGAAATTTAATGAAAAAGGGTAAAACCTCACACATTCACGGATTCAACACTGCCAAGGTAGTATATGGAACAGTTGATTCGATGAATTTAAAGTCACTCTATCTTAACATCCAAACATGGGTAGAACCAACTACAGAGTGCGAAAATTGGACAAGGACAGTTCTCAATATGAGCAGAGCCATAAAACATTCGGTCTACGAATCCTTAGATAAAGAGTTATTTGATGATAAATTTATAGTAGATTTAGATTTAAGGTCCAGCGGATTAAATCAAGGTAAAAAATCTTTTATGAACTTAGAGATTAATTTCTTTTTAAATCATGAAGGACATGACTTTAAATCAAAAGAAATTAAAGATTCACTTAAAGATATTACTAATAGAATTTTTTACGAAAACTTTATCGGTAACGATTACTTCAACTTTTATCTAACTAAAAAAATCAAAACAAACGATGATACGCTACAATTAGAGAATGTTTAATATTTATAATAAAACATTTGAGATGAATTTAAGAATTTTACAACCAACTGAAATAGGTAAAGGTATATTAATAGAATACGATGCGGGTTACGTATCACCAACAGATACACATAATGCTAAGGTTATTAAAGAATCTAAAGGTAATATGTTAGACCACTCTAAACCATTTGAATTTTATGCGGTATTACAGAAATATAATACCCCAAACAGAAATGGTAGAATATACCCTGAACGTATTTTAAAAAGAGAATCAGAAAACTATAAAAAAATGATAGAAAAGGGCACCGCTCTTTCAGAGTTAAATCACCCTGAATCGTCATTAATTGATTTAGATAGAGTTTCTCATGCAATAACTGAAATATGGTGGGAAGGTCCTGTACTAATGGGTAAGATACAATTACTTACATCACCAGGATTCCACGAAAGAGGTATTGTATCAACTAAAGGAGATTTAGCCGCTAATTACCTAAGACAAGGAGTTACGTTAGGAATCTCTTCAAGAGGAGTTGGTTCCCTTAAAAAAGTTGGTGAACAGAATGAGGTCCAAGAAGATTTTGAATTAATCTGTTTTGACTTAGTATCCTCACCATCAACACCAGGAGCGTATTTATTCCAAAATCCTGAAGATAGATTTAACTTTGAGGAGAACTTGGAAGAGGAGAAAAAAATGAAAGTCGAAAGACAAGTTGGGGAAAGTGGAAATAAATCACTTGACTTAATGAAAAAATTGAACGATTATTTAGGATATTAAAAAAAAATTATAACATGGACGAAAAGTATTTTATTGCAAAAATCACAACCGATATGATTGATGAAAAATCGGGAAAACTTAAAAAATTAAGAGAAGAAAAATTAGTAAAAGGTTATAACCCTACTGATGTTGAGGCCAAAGTAACGAAAGTTTTTGAGAACTACACACAGGATTGGAGACTAACTGCAATTGTTGAAAGTAAAATAGATGAAGTGATAGAATAAAATCTTTACATTTCAATAATAATAAAAGGGGGACATTTGTCCCCTTTTTTGTTTTTTATCAAAATGGTAATATTTATAATAAATAAAAAACCAATTATCAAATTAGTTTAATTAAAACTTTTTTGATATTGGGAGATATTTATATAGTAAATTAAAAACATACAAATGGCGAAAGAAAAATCTTTAGTGGAAGAAGCAATCATCCAAATGAAAAATTTGGAAGAAGCGGTTGCGGAAAATGCAAAAGGAATACTTGCTTCAACTATGAAGGAAGAAATCAAAGAACTAGTAAAAGAATCTCTAACTGAACAAGAAGACGAGATTGAAACGGATGTTGAAATGGACGAGCCTGAAATGGAAGACGATATGTCTGACGACGAAGGAATGGAAATGGATACTGATAATTTAGATATGGATATGGATGATGAAGATTCTATGGAGGATGACTTTATGGATGACGATGAAACTATTGACCTTACCGACGTTGACGACGAAGATGAAATCTTACGTGTATTTAGTTTAATGGGACCTGAAGATAATATCGTGGTTACCAAAGATAATTCAGGTAATATCAATCTTAAAGATTCTGAAAAAGAATATATGATTGTTGGTGAAGGTGAAGAATTTATGGATGATTCTGAAGAAATGTTTGAAATGGATGATATGTCAGATTTTGGTATGGAAGACGATGAAGACGAAGACATCAATAGCATCATTGATAGAGTATTTAAAAAAGATAACGACGAATTAGAAGAAATGGATTTTGAAAAAGATGAATTAGAGTTCGGAGAAGAAGAAGGAATGGACAGTGAAGAAATTGTTTATGAAATTGAATTCAACGAAGAAGAAGGTGAAGAAGATATGGGTCTATCTGAAGAAGATGAAGTAGAAGAAGAAATGTACGAATCTTACGAAGAAGAAGACGAGGATATGGAAGAAGAACCTGTTATGGAATCTAAAAAGATGTCAATCAAACCTAAGGGTGTTGGCATGGGAAATCCAAATAAGAAAAAAGTATACTCAAACAAACCTAACCAAGAAGGTGGTTTCAAAACTGTGAAAAAAACAGTTAATAAAACTATGGGTACTGGTAAAGCGAAATTTGAATACAAAGACGGTGAAAATCTTGACGGTGATATGAAAACTGTTAAAAAGGTTGAAACCAAAGAAGCATCAAGAACTTTAGGAAACGGTTCTAACTTTAGAAAGGGTGGTTTATCAAAACCAAGAGCTCACTCTAAATTTAATACCGCAATCCAAAAAGAGAGTGTTGATAACAAAGAATTACAAGTTCTTAGAGAAAAAAATGAAGAGTACAGAAAAGCACTTAACGTTTTCAGAAATAAATTAAACGAAGTTGCAGTGTTTAATTCAAACTTAGCTTATGCTACACGTTTGTTTACAGAACATTCGACATCAAAACAAGAGAAGATTAATATCTTAAGACGTTTTGATAGTGTTGAAACTATTAAAGAATCTAAAAACTTGTATAAGACATTAAAAGATGACCTTTCGGCTACGACAAGTCAACCAATGAATGAATCAATGGAAAGAACCATTCAAAGTTCTCCATCAACAGGTTCTTCGGCTAACTTGATTGAGTCTAAAACATACGAAAATCCTCAGTTCTTAAGAATGAAAGATTTAATGTCAAAATTAAAATAAAATAAACTAAAAAATTAATAAAAACCAAAAAAATGGGAGCATTATTAGAATCAGGTCTTGTTGGTAACATCGGGTTAAAACACCTTAAAGTTATCAAAGAAGATACTATCAACAAATGGGATAAATTAGGATTCCTAGAAGGCCTTAAAGGTCACCTAAAAGAAAACGTAGCTCAGTTATATGAGAACCAAGCGTCTTTCTTAATTAACGAAGCAACGTCTGACGGGTCTTCAGGTTCATTTGAAACTGTTGTATTCCCTATCGTAAGACGTGTATTCTCTAAATTATTAGCGAATGACATCGTATCAGTACAAGCGATGAATTTACCAATCGGTAAATTATTCTTCTTTGTACCTAAAATTCAAGGGTATTCAGGTGGTACTAACACTCCATGGAGTGATGTATCTTCAGGAGACCACTACGCACCACTAGGAGCACCAAACGGACCAACATCTCAAAATGCAGGTTACACAGGAACTGGAGCGGTTGCTAAAAACCTTTATGACTTATTCTACGAAGGAACTGAACCAGGTTTAGACCCAGCAGGTTTATTCGATTATTCAAAAGGTCGTTGGTCAGCAATCACTGCAAGTACGTTGATTCAAGCATGGTCAAATGGGTCATTAGTTGATGCAACTATTAATGATGGTGCACCAGCAAATGGTATTGAAATTGCTTCAGGTAACACAAGAAAAGTTATTGTTAAAATGTGTGGTTTCGCTGATACAGGAGCTGGTAAATTAATCGGACCTGACGGTAATGAAATGGATACAGAATCTTTCTTATCTGATTTAGTTATCTTTACAGGTGCTGGTTTAACAGTTGCTGAAGGTTCTCCATGTACAGTTTCAACAGGAGCATTATTGTTCAGAGTTGTTACTCAACAATATGGTAAAGGAATCGTTTCTTACGGTAATACAGTTCAAACTAATTGGCCAGCGGCATCAGGTAATAACCCTGCAGGTAACGGTGGTTCGTTTAAAACCGTATGTGACGCTAACGGATGTATCTACTTAGAAGTTGATTTATCTTGTCCAGTATGTGCTGATTGTGATTCTACATCTTTAGATGGTTACACAGGTACTACTATTACTGAAGCGTCTTCAGGAACATCATTCTACGCAGCGTTCAGACGTTACGAACAATTAGAATTTGAAGATAAAATCGGTGAGGTTTCTTTCGACTTAGATTCAGTTACTGTATCTGTTACAGAAAGAAAATTAAGAGCACAATGGTCTCCTGAGTTAGCTCAAGACGTTGCTGCATTCCACAACATCGATGCTGAAGCTGAATTAACGGCTTTATTATCTGAACAAGTTGCTGCTGAAATCGACCGTGAAATCTTAAGAGATTTACGTAAAGGTGCGGCATGGAACTTACGTTGGGATTACAACGGATGGAGAAGAATTTCTCAAACTACATCTTATACTCAAAAAGATTGGAATCAAACATTAATTACTGCAATTAACCAATTGTCAGCACAAATCCACAAATCTACATTAAGAGGTGGAGCTAACTGGATTGTAGTTTCTTCTGAGATTTCGGCTATTTTTGATGATTTAGAGTACTTCCACGTATCTAACGCGTCTCCAGAGCAAGACCAATACAACATGGGTATTGAAAGAGTTGGAACATTAGCAGGTCGTTACCAAGTTTACCGTGACCCTTACTTCCCAGCTAACACAGTGTTAGTAGGACATAAAGGAACGTCATTGTTAGACACAGGTTACATCTACGCACCGTATGTACCATTACAATTAACACCTACAATGTATAACCCATTCAACTTCACACCTATTAAAGGTATTATGACACGTTACGCTAAGAAAATGGTTAACAACCGTTTCTACGGACGTATCACAGTTGATGGAGTTAGAACATTCGACTTAAGAGAATTGAGATAATCAACATCTTAAATAATATGAAAAGGGACGAGTAATCGTCCCTTTTTTTGTTTTACAAGTATTTATATTATATGAGCGAATTACGTAGATTAATCAAAGAACATTTATTATTAGAAAAGAAAATTGGGCATATTATGGCCAAAATAGAAATTGCCTTTGGTTTTGAGATTGATAGAACTACCCACGCATATGAAAGAAAAAACAGAACTGATATTCCTGATTATAATGATAGAGAAATATCTAACGGTGAATTAAAATATATAATTGAGAGTTGTAGACGAGAAATTGCGGAAGGAATTACCACAGGAGAGATTAAAGATGATGTAGCATTTGTTATTAAATCAAAAGAAAAAGAAATCGCTATGGTCATAGTACCAAAACATGGTGGTGGCTCCTATTGGAAATTACTTATAATTACCGTTTTTAGAGAATCGTATGATTTATCTTTTAGAGTTGGTAAAGACCAATTTGTTATTTGGATTTAAAAAAGAACGGGACTTAGTATCTAAATCGTTTCTATCCCGTTCAAATTAGGAGGTTTTCGTCCTAACCATTATGATTGATTTAGTTGTATCTGAATCGTTTCCCTCAACCACATTACAAAGATAAGTAAATATACTGAATCCACAACTTTTTTTTCGAAAAAACAGATATTTATATATTAAACAGAAATAGGTATGAAAAAATTATATTTTTTAAATGAAGAAGAATCTAAAAGAATTCTAAATCTTCATAAAGAAGCAACTAAAAAACAATATCTTAAAGAAGACGACACTATGATGTCATCTGAAAATGAGTTAGCCGAAGATGGTGTAATGGCGTCAATGGCAACAGGTGCTGCAATTGGTGGAGCCGTTGGTTTAGTTCCAGGAGCAATTATCGGTGGAGCGATTGGATTAATTAACGGATTAATTAATGGTGGGAATTATTCTTACAAAGGTGCCGAAAAAATTTTACAAGCTTGTGGAAATTTAAAAGAAGTTGGTAAATCAACACTGAGTAGAGCCACATTAAATGGTATTGCCGATGGTATTAACGCAGCGGTTGATGGTATGGGTACTGATGAGGATGCAATTAAAAGTAATCTACAAAAAATCACAACAATTCCTGATTTATGTGCGATGTCAAACATATATAATACAAGACATGGTGAAAGTTTATTCGCAGCAATTGATGGGGACATCGATTCTGAGGGTGAATGGAAACAATATGTTTTTTTACCATTATTAGACGCATATGAAAACAGTGTTGACCTTGGTAAAAAATTGGCGGCACAAAAGGAATCAAGTGTCGTAAAGGGATTTGAAAAATTTCCTTGTATTCCAAGTAACCCAAAAGCGAAATCATCAAAATTGAGTGACGGTAGTATTGCTTACATAATTGATGGGGTGGTTTATTACGGGAATGGTAGAAAAAAATTGGTCGACGGAACTATGGCCAGTTATTCTTGTGGTAAAGAATCGTCTAATACTAAGACAAATACTAAGACAAAAGTTAAACAACCAACAATACCTTCAGATACAGATTTAGATATGGTATTGACTAAACTTTAAATTATTAATTATTAAAATGAAGAAAATTATAAAAATAACTGAATCTGAAAAAGAGTCTATTTTAAATTTACATAACACGTATAAAAATAGATTAATGGAACAAACACCAGCTCCTGTAACTGCAGCTCCTGCAACCGCAACTCCTGCAACCGCAGCTCCTGCAACCGCAGCTCCTGCATCCCAAGATAGAAAAGTAGATTGTACAACAACTAAAAATCCTACAAGATGTAAACAAAAAGTTTTAGATGTACAAGTTAAAATTAACGATAAATGTACTAAGATATCTAAAAAATTAGTTGAGGATGGTATATACGGTACTAATACTATGAACGCAATTAATGCTTGTACGGGTATTGATTTGAGTAAAAGTTCGGGAACTCAAACACCCGCAGGAGTACAAACACCTGCAGGAGTACAAACACCCGCAGGAGTACAAACACCCGCTGGAACTACAGTTGCGTCAGCAACAGATGAACCTGTTGATAGCTTAACGGTTTAATCTTCTAAGGGACTGATTAATCTACTAGCGGTAGAATAATTCGTAGCGATTGCAATGTCATGGACATTACAAATTCTTAATAACATACTAACATCTACTTGATGTGGATGAACTTCTAAGGGGTCGATAAAGAATATAACTATATCGACTTCTTTGTTTACAATCATTGACGCAATCTGAGCGTCACCACCCATAGGACCACTTAACATCGTCTCAACCTTAGTTAATCCAGCATGTTTTAAATGTTTTCCTGTTGTACCTGTGGCAACTACTTCAACATTATCTGAAGTGAAGAAAGGTAGTCGTTTCATTACGAATGATACCATATCGGCCTTCTTACCGTCGTGAGCGATTAACGCTAATTTAATCTTCTGTTTCATTTTTAATTTCCTGTTTTGACATAACTCTAATTGCTCTTGATACAACCTCTGCCTCACCTAAAGAATAAACCCCCTCGTGGTATGCCTTCTTAACCGCTTGTATTAATAGGTATGAAGCATTGTCTTTATCCATAGATTGTAGTAGCACGTCTAAATGGTCCTCAGTTAGTAGAGGTATTGTGTCGAATAGTTTTCCAAATAATTGTTGTTCTTCCATTGTGAAAATATCTTTTTTTGATATATTTATAAGTATACTAAAATATCTATGCTAAATCAATTAATAAAGAAAGTATTACTCGAGGCAACTTCTGACAGTAATGGGGGTAGAGGGTCCTATGTTTCTCCTTTACAACCTGGTGTTAGAGAATTTAGTAAAGAGTCGTTACAACCATTTATAACACCCGTATCAAAGTATGTCAATACTGAGTTGGGATACGACAGTTATGACGGTAAAATGAGTACCCCTAAAAAGAAAATTAAAAAGATGGAAAATAAAGCAAAAAACATCTCCAATTATATTAAGAATCACCCTACTTTAACATCTGGTGATGATGAAGGTAATAATATAAACCAAACACCTGGAGGTAAAAAAAGTATTGTACCAATCACAACTCTAAAAGAGTGGATTGAAATAAAAAAAGACACTGTAGTTGTTGGTGAAAAGAAAGTAATTAAACTTAACGAAGGTGATATTATTCGAATGGTAAAAAGAATTTTATCTGAACAAGATGATGAAAAAACTTATTATAAGTTAGGTGCAACAGGTTTAGGATTTAAAATTATTGATGGAAAATTATACACGGTATTATTTAATAAATCAACAGGTGAAGTAAAACCAGACTACGCATTAAACGGGGAGTTATACGACTTCAAAGTAGATGTTAAAACAGGTGAAGTACTTGACGAGGACTATAGAACAAATATCGAATTCACAGAGTTTTATTGGAATGATATAGTTCGTTCTGATATACAACCTGGACAATATAATAATGTAAGATACAAATTTATTGCCGTGGCACCTGAAGGTGTTCCTAATAAGGCCTCAATCGGTAAACCAGTTGTTTACACGGGTAATATTGTTGCAGAGGACATAAGTGTCTTAAAATCAATCGGAATGACCGAATCTAAAGATACTACCATTTCACCTATGATGTATTATAAGAAGGGTGGAAAAGGGTATTATGTGATGTTATATCCTGGCGCAAGACCTGGTACTGAAGTTACAATTGGTGGGTCATCAAAAAAAACAACACCAACACCGACTAATATTAGTTTGGATATTACAGAACCGTTCGTATTTGACAAAACAGAATTAAAACCTGAAGCTCAAGATAAGATTGATAAATTTATTTCTAATTTAAATGGTTACTTGAAAACATATCCTAAGTATGGTAAATTCTTATTACAAAACGTCCCATTAATTATCGGATATTCATCAAGAGATAAAGACCCTAACGATAGAATAATTGGTAAATTACCTGCATGTCAATCATCTAAAACTATTGGTGAGTATAATCAATGTTTATCACAACAAAGAGCAAATACAATCGCTAATATGATTAAAGAGAAAACGGGTATTGTTATGACCCCTATTGGTAAAGGTGAAACGACTGAGTTCGGGCCAGGATGGACAAAAGAAAAATCAACTACTACTGACCAAACACAACCTAATAGAAGGTTTGTAATTAAAATTAAAGATTATACAGAATAAAAAAAAAAGAGGTCATTAGACCTCTTTTTTATTTAGAACACTTTGATGTTGATAATTTTCTTATCAGTGTAGTCATCAAAGCAGTAGATTAAAACATACTTACCTAACTTAGGATGAGTATTAGTATGTGGAATACTATCTAATGTGACAACCCCTGTTTTCTTATCTTGGATATATACGTATGAATCGTATGTGAATTCATTATGTAACGTTTGATTAAGTTTGAAGTCCTTGAAAAATCTAACTGAATCAAGATTAGTGATATCAATCTTGTATGTGTTAAGTAACAACTTAACGGATACGGAATCTTTAACCCATAAATCACTTAACTCATAGAAGTTCCCCGCCTTCTTAATAGAGGATTCAACCTGAGCGAAACCAACACATGTGGTTAAGACTAAAACGATGAGTGTGATTAATTTTTTCATATTACAAAGTTAAGCAATTTTTTCTAATATTGATGATAAAGAATGAACTATTTGTGATTTTATTTCATCTTCGTACCCTTGTCTCATAATCTCTGTTTTGTTATCATACAAAACATTTAATTTTTCCCAATCTCTCTGAGACAAAACTATATCATAATGGTATACGTGATTGGTAATACTAATTTTTCTATCGTCCATAAGGATAAATAAACCTAACGTAACATTCTTGATATATTTCTTACCTGATAGTGGAGCAATTAAAAATTTAGAATCAGGATGATTAATAAGTCTACGACAAATTGCGGTACAAATCTTTTCATTTTCCGATAGTCGACTTTTTTCTGTGAAAAATCGATACTTGTGCCAAAGAGTAAATTTAGTGTACCATCTCTTTAGAACCCTCTTTAAATATATTTTCATTTTTTTGTTGTATGTTGATTACATTATCTTAAGTACAAAGATAGTAAAAATATTGACAAAAAAAAATAACCTTAAAATAATTAAGGTTATTTCTTGTATTTTTTATTATTAGTCTTACTAATTACCCGTTTAATCCGTTACCACCAATAAGAACCGCGTTCATTTGAACAACTTCTCTACCAGCACTATTTGTATAGGTTGGATGTGGAGGAATTATTGTAATTACCGAATTGTCGCATATTTCCTGGCATATGGTGGTTTCAGTGTTAGACGATAATGGTGGTAGATTTTTACAATCTTCACAATCTAAAAATGGCCCTGAACTGTAATGATAATTTGTTTCACCCGTTAGTGATAACTCATCAAAAGTAGCACAAAATGGTGTTTCAGAACCAAATTGTATTTCATAAGTAATACCTGTTGTAGGAGTACCATATTCACGACAAAAATTAGTTGCTTCAATATTAAACACTTCTAAGTCATTACATCCTATAAATTTAAAATTTAAAGACTCTGTAAGACCACTTAAACACGTACAACAATCGTCGTGTAATTGAACAAAGGATATATTTAGAGTTTCCGCGCTTTCTGTTACTGCCCCAACAGTACCACAAAATCGAGCCTCGCTAATATCGAACTCTACTGTGGCCCCCAAAGTTAACGTTGCTGCAGAAAGAATGTATACATCATTAGTTAAACATTCATTTATAATATAATTTGCCATATCTTTTGTGTTATTTTTTTTTTAATTTTTATAGGTTATAATGTAAAATTTAATAATTTTATATTATTTAACATTTTGTTTTTATTATAAATATCTTATTAATCTAAATACTTCATATTAACGATTTGAAATTTAACTTGTCGTTTGTATGTATTTATCTCTCCACTACTATCCACCTTAATATCTATATAATACTCGTTAGGTATTTTATCCCTAGTGTCAAACATAAAATAATATTCGTTTGGCGTCCTGTTGATTTTGGTCCAACCTTGAACCTCAACCTCAGTCTGGCCTTCTCTAACATATACTCTGTAGTGAGCGTCAACATTTTGTAAAAGTTTTTGAGTTGTGTAAGCTTGTTTAATGACAACACCAACTTTTCTAATATCAGTATTGTATATTTTTTCATCTTGTTTAATACCATAAAAGTCAAACCCATATAATTTAGGGTCGACTGAATTAGTACCAATCTGAATTGAATTTTTTAATGGTTGTATTGTAAACTCATTAAACGATTGGGGTAATGGGAAACCATTGTAATTTAAGTTGTACCATTTATCAGTAAACATACATGGTGTTTTATAACCAATTATTGGTGGTATAACAATTTCATAAACACCTTTAGTTCTTTGACAAGCGGTTAACCCTGTTAATCCAGGAATGTCATTTCCCGATGAATCCATAATAGTAACACTTGGATTATTGTCTAAATTGATTGGGTTACCGTTATCAAACAAGTACAAATAAAGTTTGTTTGTTCTACCTAAAGAAAATAAGTTTCTATCATCTTCAATAAGGTCATTATAGTTTGTTTCTAAAAATGGTTCGTAAAATGTTTGAGTATGTCTTGTAAAAAATTGAGTTTCATAGGTATCAGTAAGACCTGATAAGTTTTCGACCTGAGGTTTGTAAGCAATTCCCCATCCTGTGACATTAGTTAATGAACCATCAATAATTGAATTAATTTCACTAGTCATGTCAAAACTAACGTTCTCATTACCAAATTCAAAATGTTGTGTGTCAACGATAGTTAATGAGCTAAAAGGAACAACCCCACTGTTTAAGTTATTGTAGACACCAGGCTCAGTCCAAACACCAATTGTCGTTGTTTGAAACCAATTCGAGGGTCTATCAGAAAAAGATTTGTCCGTATCACTATATTCATAAACTAAATCAGCAAAATCATAACCAACACCTTCATCCCAAATCTGTGGGTTTAGTGGGTTGTTATTAATGTATGGGATTCTGAATAAAATTAAATCAAATGACGTGGCTCTTTTTCTACCTTGAGATGTTGAGGTGTTTAATAACTCAATATCAAAGGTTGAGGTATTCACCATTCTTAAAGTGTGAACAATTGTGTCGTTACAAGTTGTAGAAATTGTACCGTCATTTATCTTCTGAAATAGTAATGAAAGGTCTAAATCGAATATGAATCTACTATACCCACTAGGATATTGAGACACTGCGGTAGAACCATAAAACAATTCCGTAACTGGGTTTCTACCAGTATTGGTGAAACTGTTGGATATGATAGTATTGTTCTTACTAAAGTAGGAGTTATTAATTGACATTTAAGTGTTTTACTTATAAATATCAATTAATTCGGATATTTTGATTTAGGATGGTATTTTCTGCGTCAGCAAGAATTGCATTAATTTCTGCGGAGGTTTGTCCGTTACCTGCGGCAACAGGAATAGGTGGTGCCGTAGCCACAGGATGTACGTGACCAGTAACAAATGAAAATATTTTTCTAAGTAGTTTCATTAACTCATCACCTCTTGTTGTTGGGTATGTCTTATTAAAAATACTACTTTCGTCACCAATAAATTTATCTTGTGGTATACCATATAAAGTTTGACTTAAACTAATCTTACCTTTAGGTCCTGTAGAGTCTTGAGATAGTAAATAAATTTTTTGAGCTCCTAAGACACCATAAGTGACATCTGAAGGTACAAACTCGGATGGAGTAACTGTTTCAGTTTTAATATCCCCTTGAGGTCCAATAAGTGCAGTTCCATTTTTGTTTTCCCAAACTAAAAACCACCCACTATTAACTAACCCCATATTTAATTTAATTTTACTATAAAAATTAACATAATTAGTTAGTTCCGCAACATCATTTACAACTTGTGATGGTGAGAATTTAACACCTTTTTCATAAGTTAATTTTGATGGGGTAACAACAAATGGAAATATTTGGTCTTGAGGTATATTACGTAATTGGTTGTTAACAACATAATTAGGTAAATCAATAAATTTTTTAAAAACTCCATCACTAAATTTATTAATTAAAGTTAATGATTCGTTAAAACTTTTGGCGGTAAATTTTACTTCCTCAATAGGGCCACTATAATCGGTACCAACACTTAAGTTAAGGATAGTGTCGGACTTAAAATTTTTACTGTTAACTTTCTGACTTGGTATTACATTGTATAATCCAACAGACCCATTAAAAACATTTTGAGTGTTTTCTAAATTTTCAATATCCCAGATTATTATTTTTTTAACTACCTTTACATTTTCAACTAATCTAGCTTGACTTTCTTGGGGTAATAAAACTTTTTGTTGGGTAAAATTTGAAAGTTGTAAGAATGACCTCATCGCATTTCCAACAGGTAATTGTGTTGTACTTAATACTTTTGTTTTACCCGCTCTAATTAAAACCTCATTTTCTTTAACAACTACATCGGCGGAACCACGTCCTAACAATGCGTTATCACCAGGTTCGGGAAATACACCATAACTATCTTTGTTACGATATTGCCCATCACTATTTTTAATCGAAATACCTTGTTTAATTCTATCTCCCGCAGCTAAAAATTTCTTAGCGCCTTGATAATACTCAAAAGGTGTTGTCATTGGTGACGAAAACGGTCCTTGAATATAAAATTGACTTTGGAAATTAAATTTTTTATTTTGATATATAATATGTACGTACTCGTCTTTTTTCGGTACTTGGCTAAAATAAAAAGGTAGTAATGGTAAAAAAATTAACGGGTCTTTAGAAGTCCATTTATCTATTTCCTCATTCCAATCAGGAACTGAAGCTAAAATATCACTATATGTTTGTGTTTCAGGTATTACTCTAAGTCTACCTAACATCATCGGGTCTTGGTTATCGTAAACGATACCAGGAAATATAATTTGATACTTATTAGATTGGTCTATTTTCATTATTTAATAGTTCTGTTTTGATATTCTTTAAGAATAGTATTGTAAGTTAATTCTAATTTATCTAAATGTTCGGTCATTTTAATGACCGCATCTTTGGTAAATTTAAAATCTTCCTGAATAAAATCCATAACAAAAGTCAAATCTTTATTTGAGTGTGATTTGTAGTCTTTTATTATTTTTACGGCTTTTTCCGATTGTTCTTTTTTTGTCATAATTACATTTTTTTACCGAAAGCACTCGAAGGAACTGTCAGACCTGCTGGTGTCATTGTTAATGGTGGTATTGCAATTTGTACCTTACCATTTTCAGCCTCTTCCGATGACATAGATTTCATTTGCCCTAACATTTTTAGAACATCTAAATTAGGACTTCCATCTGGCATTGTACCTGTTGGGATACCAAGTTTTTGCATTTCCTCAATAGCTCCAATAAACGCACGAGATTCAGAATATCCATCCATAAATTGAGATGCAAATAATAGAGGTAATGGTATTTCACCACCCCATCCAGAAGTCGCAATCTTTAACAATGATAGAATTTCATCAATAACACTCTTACATTTACGCCAATCCGATATAAACTGAGCCACAACAATTATAAGTTGGATTAACTTTAAAATCATAATAATTCTTTTATCCATTTTTTCTCTAGCAACATCTTGAATTACTGATTGGATTAAATTTAAAATATCTTTTTTAATTATTTCAAAAAGTTCCTTAACAAATAAAGCTCCTATTTTTGACATTAAGTTTATAAAAAACTTTTTAAATGTTTTCATGAAAGCGACGAATGAGTTAACACCATCAACAAATGTTTGACCTAATGATTTTAACATTACAAATATTGGTAATAATACTTTTGGAGATAGTAACGACGCGGCAATTCCTTGAACGATTAATTTAAGGAAGTTTAAATCTACCGTGGCTTTAATATTCCCCTCAATAGCAAAACCTTGCCATTCAGGATTGTTAATTAATGTTTGAGTTAATGCGTCAGCAGCATCGACTAAATCCTTATCCTCAATAAAATTTAATGTACCTAAATCATTTAGAATGTCATCATAATTAACGGGTAATTTAACATTACCACAATCCTCAAATTCAATCACACCATTTTTAATGTTAGTTACTCTTTGGTCAATATTACGTAAATCAATATCTGTGAATTCAAAAAACGACTCATCAATATCATCGAGTTCGGCTAATTTTGCAATACCACTAACATCGATTTCTTTTTTATTATCAAAACATAAACCTAAAACCCTTTGGATGATTAACATAAGTTTATTAGTGTCTTCGGCTTGAGCTACTCCAACATTTGCACTAATAGATATGGCTCCACTTAATGACTCCATAATATTTGCCATAATATTTGTGAACTCAACAACTTTAGTTGTTCTATAATAATCGGCTAAAAAAGTACCAACTTTATTAATATTGTTTGCTCTATTAGGTAGAGTTACCTTAAACCACGGACCAGTTTCTCCTAAGTTATTTGTGTCAACGTATTGAATATCAAATAACGCTTGTCCTGATTGACCAATATATTGTTGACCGTTGTCAGTTGAGTAAGGTTGACCACTTTGAATTCTTTGATACAACTCTTTGTTCATTGAGAATGGATAAAGTTGTACGTTAACAGGATTTCTTTCGTATAAGACTTTACCTTCTTTACTTGACGGGTCTTTTTTTAATAGGTTAATCAAGTCTATTGAACTTACTTTAACATACACCACCTGAGCCGCATATGTTTGTTGTTGGTCACAACCAACCGCATTTATTGCTTCTTCCATAAGAAGCTCAATAATTTTAGGTTCAATATTCTTAATAACCCTAATTAATGTTTTTTTAACGTAACTAATTGAACTACCTCCCTTACCACCAGTAAGATTATTAATATCTAGTAATTGTTCAAATTGATTTTTGATTTCCCTTTGAAATCTTTTAGTCTGTTCTTTGACTTTATCTATAGACTCAGTAACGTTTTGTTTGGCAGTATCAAAAGACTCTCCAGCTTTTTTAGAAGTGTCATCATATTGAGTTTTTAAATCCTTATATGTGGTGGTCGCCGCAATCTTTTTTTGTGCGTCTTTATAATCAAGACCTAAATCTAATGATGCCATTTTAGTTAGTTTTTCATTTTGTAAGACCCGTCAGGTTTAGACGCGTCTTTTAGTATTAAATTTTCTAATAAATCATCATCCACACCTAAATCAGTAATTGAGAAACTACCACTTCCTGCGGTATTAGATTTTTCCCACATAGTAGATTGCAGTTTAGATAATGTTAATTTCTTTTCAACACAATCGTTAATGATTTTTTGTTGCTTTTCAATAACAGGACCTATTAGAGTCATATCTTCAGGTTCTTTCATCATTGTCAACATTTTATTTTGTATTCTAATCGCAGTGTTTCTTTGTTCAACAAGTTCATTATAGATTTCTTGCATCAAAGATAACATCGACTCTTTAGTTAAATTAATTTCTTTTTTTTGTGGTCTTCCCATTACAATAAATATTAACTATAAAATTTTATTTAACCATATTCTCCACTAAAGTATAATACATTGTTTTGTATTTCTTCATTGACCCCCTAATTTCTTTGGTTGACAAATTAGTCATTTCCCTTAATGAGAGTAGTATAATATTTTTATTAAATTTATTATTATCGTTACCGATAAAAATAGATTCATAATTCTCAAAAAGGTCATGTAACGCATGACCTAGTTTGATTTCGTTTTCCGATAAACTCTCATTTTCTAGCAAATTATCTAACTCAAGTAAAAAGTTTTTAATTACTTTTTCTGAATCAATACCTTCTTTTTCTATACTGTAAGAAAAGTTAGGGTTATTTTCTATACTCGTTGAGATATCTTCATATGATATTTTTCGGTTAGTTTCTTTTTGGTCCTTAATAATTTGACCCATAAGATAATTCTTACAGATTGTACCAAAATATGAATAAGCTTTTTTCTCTCTAGAGGGTTTAAACTTTTCAATTTTTGTCATTAAGAATGAGTGAGTGTCTACATGTATCTCCGTAAAGTCCATGTCTTTTCTATATAATTTGTATCTTCGAATTATCGAAGATATCATCTTATCTAAAGGTTTTTTTAAAAAATCATTATAAATTTTATTTCGTTCTTCGTAGGAGGTTGATTCTAAAAATCTAACAACGGCCTGCTCTTCGGGAACATCAAAATAATTTAATTGTGTTGGTTTTCTACCTTTCTTTTTTAACTCAACATTGGTGTTTCCTGTTAAATTAATAATTTCTGTCATTAAACTGTTTGGGGTTCATACTTTATGGCCCTGTCGTTAATAAAAAAGTATTCTTTTTTGGCCGAGTCAATCCAAAATCTTACTTCACCTTCCGTTAATCTATCGTCACCATTTTTATAATTCCAAAAAATAGACCCGTCTCTCAAGTTAACATGTTTATACCCAATCTTAGGTATTGACATAATCTTAACTGAGTTATGTGTCATTCTTAAGAAAAATTCATATCCAAATGTTAATTTGAATGATGGTTTAATTAAACCAAAATCAATAAAAGATGATGTTTTAATAACCATACCTGAAGTTTGAAAATTCTGATATTCTAATAAAGTTTCATGAGTTAAAATACCCATTTCTGGTGTGAAGTTTGCTGCGAATGTTGCCTCATTTGTAAATCCTGCAAATTTACCTGTTTGGTCTGTATCAACAACGATAGGTAAGAATGCGTCAACATCAGGATATGAGTTAGCGTAGACCTCAACGTTTTTAAACCAAATACTTGAATACTCATCGTCAAACTCAAATAGAGAAACCCATTTAGATTTTGCCGACCTCACACCATGATTTATTTGTGATGCGTAGTTAGCGTCTTTTGTCCACGCAACTTTAACTACATTTAAAGTACCAAAATCAAATTGATTTAAGTAATCTACAATATGTGTTTCGTTAGTGTGAACTATAATTAATTCATTGATACCAACTTTTTGATTTTTTAATGACTCAATACATTTTTCAAAATATTCAGTAAATCCGTTTGCTTTTCCTGACTTAATTGGTAAAATAACCGATACGTCAAATTTTTGTGTGTTTTCCATATTACTCTTCGATAGTTTCTAGTTTAGTTAATTGTTCTTGAAATGAGGCAAATCTTGTGTTAATATAATCAGTAAATAATTTTACCGAAACCTCATTGAATTCTTTTTTTGTTGGTAAATTCTCAACTGTTTTAATCATTTCCTCATATAAATTAGGGTTAACATTGTCCTCCAACCAATTTTGTAAGAAGTCAGCAACAAAATCAACCATTTGATTTTTATTGTTAATCCATATACCATTATCCTCTGACATCCAAGATGGTAGTAAGTTTGGTGTTAAACCTAAAACAGGTACCCCGCAAGTCATTGATTCTAATGGGAATGTACCATAAGCACTTGTTTCATCAATCCATACAGATAAGAAACTTTCTTTTAATGATTTAGAAAATTCTTCTTCGGATAAACCTCTCATATCTCTAAAAGTGACCCATCTATATTGAGGGAATTTTATGTAGAAAGATTTAATTAAATTAACCGAATCTCTTTGGTCTCTTGAATGGACTGCAACAATTGGTTTTGGTGGTAATGTTTGTTTGGTGAATGATTCCGAAATGAATGGTTTTAAAACATCATAAGAAATACCTTTCATTAAGTTTTCTAAAAACTCCATTTGGGTTTCTGATGTAGTAATACATTTGTAAAACCCTAATTGTGACCAAGATTGACCTGGTTGTAATGTTTCCAATACGTGGTCATAAGCTTGACATAACACAATTTTACCACAAGGTAATTTAGCGATTTGACTCATTACAAATCCGTATAATTCAGGGATAACAATAAAATCTTCAGGTGAAACCTCTAAGTTTTGACCTTCGATAGATTTATGAGGTAATGATGTCATGTATGATTCACCTAACCATCCTGATACTCCTGTATAATCAGGTTTCTCATGTAAAATGATTGGGTTATATCCTTCGTTTAATAATGCCATTCCTAAATTATAAATGTAGGCGATTGATGCTTTGGCATTACCCTTAGTATCCTGAACTAAAAGATAGATTCTTGATTTCTTATCTTTCATGTTTTGAACTGACTGTTCTAATTTTGAAATTTGTTCTTTATTCATTGTATTAGTATTTATTTAGTAATTTTTTATTTAAAAGTGTGTTAAAGGCTAATTTAAATGGAATTGTAATCTCTGACCCTTTACCTGCTAAAGTTTCGTCGACTTCATCTCCATCATCCATAATAACATCTAACATGAGTTTAATCGTTTCGTATTTTACGATATTAATTTGTGTACTATCGGTTTCACCCGAAGAAGATGACGGCTCTTGTTTTATTTGGATATATTCGTCAATCTTATCTAAATCCAAATAGTAATGTTCTCCTAATATTTTTAACATTATAAAATAATTTTTAATTTATCTTCCAATTCTTTGATTGTGTTTATTGTGTATTCCGATTCAACATTATTGTTATAAATTGTTTCATATTTAATTAATGTTTTATCTGATGGATGGTCTAATAATAGTGCGGGATTTGCGGTAAGTAAAACATCAATTTCATCCCACATAGAGTTAATTGTTAAATTACTATAGAATTTTACCTTTTCAAATTCGCATCCAAATTTAGATAAGAAAAATAATGAAGCGGGTTTTGATTTATTAATTTCGTCAGAAATAATAATTAAATCATGTTCATTTCTTAATTTTAAGTAGATTTCATTTAAATCGTTAAATGTTGAGTATTCTGCTGATTGAGCATGTCCAAAAATTTCCATAGGAAATTCTTCATACAAGAATGAGTATAACTCCTCATCATTTTCAAAACTAAAATGTTTTTTTAAATCAAGACTATCAACAGGTGTTGTTATCTCGTAATTGAAGGTGTTTTCTTCCTCAATACCGTCAGTCTTATCAATCATGAATTTTTGATAAGTTTGTTCTATTTTGTCTAAAGTGTTTCGTAGAACACCATTAATTTCTATACCTATTCTCATATACGTAAAAAAATATGTAAAAAACCCAATAAGTAAATTAAATTGAATTTATACTTATTGGGTTCGTAATTATTTTAGTTTTCGTATCTTTTTAGGATTTTACTAATTAATGGGTTTCTAACCACATCTTCAGGTTTGAATTCGAATGTTCCAATATCATCCATATTTTGAAACTTTTGTAGTGCGTCCCACAACCCTGTCTGAGTTTTATCTTTATGTCGGTCAAATTGTTCTAAGTCACCTGAAAGGAAGAATTTAGAATTAAACCCAATCCTTGTTAATAATAATTTCATTTGACTTGGTGTTGAGTTCTGAGCCTCCTCGAATAGTAGAATTGAATTGTCGATGTTCATACCTCTCATGTAGGCCAATGCAAAAACTTCGATAGCTTCAATCTCTTTTAATTTTTCTCTCGCTTCTTTACCAATAATCTTATTTAATAAATAATACGATGGGAAAATGTAAGGGTCTAATTTCTCTTCAACATTACCAGGGAGTGAACCTAATTTTTCTTCGGCCTCAACTGCGGGTCTTACAATAATGATTTTTTCATAAGGTGTTGTAGGGTCTGCGAGTAAATCTACCGCCGCTTTCATCGCTATGTAACTTTTACCAACACCTGCAGGTCCTGAACAAATGGTAATTTGACTATTAGTTAAAATGTCATAATACTTTCTTTGACTTTCCGAAAGAAACTTCTCTTTAGATTTTTTCTTTATGATTTGTGATATTAATTCTTTTTTTGTTAGTCTTGGTTTGTACTCATCAACTGGTTTTGGTGGTACTGTACTTCTTTTTTTTCTTTCTGTCATGTTAAAAACTTAAATGTTAATTGTTTTTTAAAATATACTTTAGTTACTGTTTATGTAAATCAATTTCTTTCAAATCCTTCTTCATCATGGTGACAGGTTATTGAGTTAATTAAATAACTTTTTAAGTTATTTTTTAATATATGTTCTCTACATCTATTCCATAATTCACCATCAGAGGGTAACCCAACAACCCCTGTTTCATCAAATAAATCACGATATTTAAATGGTATTGTATTAAAATTCATACATACTGAAGAATGGATTAATGTCGCATAACTTGGTAGAAAATTAATATAATGATTTTCGATACCAATTATTTTTGGCATAGTTTTTTCTGGTGACAAGTAAGTTGACTTAGTACAAACCCAATCGGCGTTTGTATTTAATAGACATTTATTAATTACTTCTAAATGATTTGGTTCCCATACGTCGTCATGGTCCAAATGACAAATATAATAGTTTCCATCGTCTAATGATTTATCAATTCCGTAGTTAACCGCGTTAACACCACCGTAAGACCAAAGAGCATACCCTTTACCATAACGGTCCCTTTCTTTAGCAAACGGGAGGTTTTCAAAATAGAGTTTATCTTTATCGTAACTTTTACATATGTTAATAAACTCTTCATTATCTTCGTACTTGTCTCCAATAACGTAAACTTTAAAATCTTCATGAGTTTGATTAAAAACACAATCTAACGCTCTTTTTAAGTAAAAAGGTGTTGAGTTATCTGTTCTTTGGTATGTTGATATTATAATTGATAGTTTCATGATTATTTAGTTTTTACTTTATTTTTTTAAAACTATCGCATTACCATCAATAATTTCTACATCGTCTCTTATTATTTTTGTTTTTAAAAAATACTTATTATTTTCTTTTTTGTCTAACTCAATCACAATTTCAATCTCATCATTAATGTAACAAGGGTTTTTAAAATTTAAATCTTGTTTTAAATATATTGAACCTTCACCAGGGTAATAGGTTGCAATTATCTTAGAAAAAAAGGAAGATAATAACATTCCATGTGCAATTCTTTTTCCAAATATACTATTTTTGGAATACTCATCATCTAAGTGGATTGGATTTTTATCTCCAGACAGTTCGGAAAAATCCCTCACCATTTTATCTGTTATAGTTATTTTTTCAGAAACTCGCATTCTAAACTGTATAAATTATTTTCTCTATTTTTTATGACCTTAGATGGTATACCAACAACAATTTTAGACTTTTCAACATCTTTAGTCACTAATGATAACGAACCAACAGAACTATGGTCATCAATATTAACATTTGGTAATATCACACTCCCCGCACCAACAATAACGTGTTTACCTAACCTAACATCACCTGATATAACATTAGTGTATTCTTTACTTACTGTTGGATTTGTTAAAAAATTACCACTATAATCATCAGTTGAACTGTATATTGATACTCTTGATGATAATCCTGAAAAATCGTCAAGTGTTATTTTACCGTTCCCGATTAAACTACAAAAAACGGCAATGTGAACATAGTTACCTATTTTAATTCCACCTTCACCAGCGCTAATCACACAAAAATCATCAATTCTAACATTGTTACCTATCGATATGTTCCGTGGATTGTAAATTGAACATTTGTTTGAAATCAAAACATTTTCCCCAATTGATTTAAATCCAATTAATTTTAATTCTTCTTTAGTATAAAACATAGTTATTTTAATTAATTTTTATAGACAGTAAAGAAAGATTATTACTCACTTTCCTTCCAAACTCACCTGTACCTATTCTCGATTTTTTTATTTTATTTTTTTAATTATTTTACGGTAATTTGAATGTAATTCGGTAATATAGTCAGAAAAGGTTAACATAAAATAGTCTACAGATTCTTTCGGTCTTAAGTTTGTTGGCCGACTCATTTCCCATAAGTAATCGTCAAAAATAATAATACCATTATCATTTAATAATTCCCATGACATAATCGCATCCATCATAACATATGGTGCGGTATGATTACCGTCAATAAAAATTATATCGTACATTTTTCCTTCAGTAATTAAAAATGGTAAGACTTTATTTGAAAGACCTTCCCTAACGATTACCTTATTGGCGTTTGTACTTTCATTAATATTATGTAAAAACATTTCTTTAGTTTTTCTTTCACTTAATAACCATTCAGCGTTATCTTTAAAGTAAGAATTTAAACTATTATTATCTTGACTAAAATTAGTCCATGGGTCGACACAAGTTATCGTTGATTTGTCGTTTTGTAAAATATTATCTAAAAACCAAATAGTGGATTTACCCTCAAAACAACCTATCTCAAGGATATGAATTTCTTTTGTTGGGTCTAAATTATTTAATACGGATAACCCATCGTTGGTAAACCATTCTTCTGTAAATTTGTAATTTTTCATTGTTGATATATTTTAAAATTTGATAAATCTGGATAAGGTAATTCTAAATCCTCATTATGTTTTGGAGTCCCATCCATATTATAGAACTGATTCATTAATAAATAACCTCTCGCGGCTAATTCGGGCATCATATAAAAATTCCAACCTAACATATCAAAATGGTCGTCATGGTATGAACATTCTCTTCTCCCACTATATCTTGCTCGTTTGAACCAAAGATACGCATCATAGTCGTCTGTTAAAATTGCACCACCCTTAGACAGTTTAAAGTGTTTGTATGGTCCTGTGAATGAGATACACATATGAGTGTTAGGTATGTACATATTACTAGTAAACCTAAGTGCCGAATCCCAAACTTTTGTTGGGGACAACTGGTACGCACCTTTTATAGTTTTACCCTCAACAGGGGTAAATTTAACCTTACCTCCCGCATGAATAATCTCACATGGTACCGATGGGTATGTTCTGGATGGAATCTCAATTTCCATACCTTTAATATTCTCATACATTAGTGATAAGAATAATGCGTTACTTTGATTATCCACTGTTACAACGTACTTCGCACCTGTATATTCGGATAGTTTAGTTTCAAAATTTTCTGTTATTTGGTAAATTCCTTGTGCCATTAGTTTAATTTAAATATAAAAGGTTTAATATTGTTTTCGTTTTTAATCATAAAAGGATAAAAAGTGTTAATGTAATCTTGACGGTAATTATCATCATTATCTCCTCTGGTTTGACTCTCATAGTGATAAGCAACTAAATTACCGTCATAATAATTATTTAGACCTAATGAAAGACATTTGATGTTTAATTCCGCATCCTCTAAACAAGTTTGATAATTTTCGTTAAAATAACCACACTTTTCAAATATGGTTTTATTAATCATTAATAGAGCTGCAGTAGACCCCAATACTTTTTTTATTGATGGTGTATAAGTATAATATCCTTTTAATCCCGAATGTGTTAATTGTATTATATTGTTATGAATATAAATTACCATACCATCATGTTGTACGGTATTATCTAAATAATGTAGACGACAACCGACAGTACCAACTTTTGGAGTTGTTTTGAATATTTTTAACATACCATAAATAACGTTGTTTAATAATTTAATATCATTATTACAAAATAACAAATATTCGTGAGTGTTATTTAGATGGTTTTTAACCACATCATTATTAATTTTTGCAAAATTATAATAATCATATTCAATTAATTTAATATTATTATAATCAGAAATAAATGATTTAAGTTTTTCTTTATTTTCATCAGTTGACCCAGTGTCGGCGATAAAAATGTCAAATAAATTAGGGTTACAATGTTCGTAAAAAGATAGAATACATTCACTTATTAATTCGAACTTATCTTTTGTTGGTATAATTACCGAAACTTTACCAATATTTTTAGTTGGTTTTTCGTTTATTTTAGGAACGTAAATACTGTTTGGTTTTAAGTCTAATGGCAATTTAGACGAGAACTTCTCTAAAAATTTAGTTTTACTTTCAAAAAATTCCTCATTTGGTCGTCCAACTGATTGGTGGGTAATATCAAAAGAAAATGTAACCCCAATTTTTACCCCGTCTAAATAATTACTTAAACAGAATGGGTGGTCATAAAAATGAAACTTACCAATAGTCTCATTAAAATTATGTTTTATTTTTGTTTTATCGAATGAAATGAATAAACCATCAATAGTCACTACTGGTGTTAATTCATCTAATTTTGCGGAATACTTATTAACCCATTTTTTACGACCCTCAGGTTGGTGATATACATGACCAACCATTGTTTGAGCCATTCGTTCCCAATAGACTCCTGATTCAGGAAAATATGTTGACCCTGCCTTCCCAATGATTCCGTAATCAGGGTTATTTTCGAAATCTTTAAATAATTTCTTACCCCAATTATTTTCTAATTTGATGTCGTTATGACAACAAACCACAATATCATAAATTGATTGTGATATACCTTTGTTATATACCTCAGCCAAACTGTATTGATTATTGTTCTGAAACTCTAAAATCTGAACATGTTTTAATCCAACAGTTTGTAACAAATGTTGTTTAAATTTGTTATTATAAGTTTCGTCTTTATGGGTTGAATAAATTATTGTTATCATATTAAATTCCTGTTGAACCGAATCCGTTACTATTACGGTCTTTTTTTGTTACTTCATTTCTCTCATCCAAATAAACCCAACCACCATTAACTACGGGACATAAAACTGCTTGAGCAACTTTCATACCTTTAGTAATTGTAAAAGGTTCTTTATTTGTATTAAATATAATTACTTTTACTTCACCTGTATATCCATTATCTACCGTTCCTGGAGAGTTTAAACACATTAAACCTTGATTAATGGCTAACCCACTTTTAGACCTAACTTGAATTTCATATCCATCTTTAATGTCAAATGATAATCCTGTCGGAACTAAACCTCTACCAAGTCCCTCAATTGTAATATCTTCAACTGAGTATAAATCAAATCCAGAATCACTTGGGTAGTTATAACTTGGGGTTACGGCATCAAGATGTAGTTTATTAAAACCTAATTCTAACTGAGCTTTATAGTTTTTCATATCAACTTCTAATTGTTTAACATCAACACCAAACTCCTCAAGGATTTGATTATAATCAATATCATTGTTTTCTGACATTGATAGTATTGATTTTAGCTCTTCGGCTTTTTTCTTTAAAAAATCTAAATCTATTTCTTCTGACATTATTTAAGTTCTTTTAATTTTTTTATCACCTCAATTAATACGTTAACGTCTCGTTCACAGTATTCTGAGATTTCTTTTAATTTACCATGGTTCCAATATGAATTATGTACTTTATCTCCTGTGATTTCACCTTCTTTTGGTGATGGAATCTCCATTGAGGTACACATTAAATCTAATGAACCAATCGCCGTATAAGCACCATATTGCCAAATTTCTTTAGTGTCGATGGCTTTAATTTCCCATGGTTTTGTATCGTATGACGGTAAAATTGATGGTGGAAGTAATCCATTAATAATCATTCTTTTAGCCATCATTGGAATATCAAAATTCTTTAGATTATGCCCACACAGAAAGAAATCCAATCTTCCACAACGGTCCAATAATTTCTGACAATCACGTAATAATTGTTCCTCATCATCACCAGAAAACGTTTGTTTTTTAACTTCACCATTATCCATAACAAAGGCAACACTAACACATACAATCTTTGCAAATTCGGGTACCAGCGCGGTTCTTGTTGAGAATATAATATTTTTTCTTTCATCTTCGTTTTCCCCTTTAATTGCGTCTTCAGGGAATCGTTTTAAAAACCAATCGAAATACTTATCGAATTGATGTGCAATTTCAGGACGTTTTTCAACACAAGTATCGAAGTCTTTTTCAATCCCAACTGTTTCTATATCAAGAAACAAAATTTTAGTAATAGGTATTTTAATCATTTGTCTCTAAATTTTTTAAAATTTCAGGGTTTTGTTTCAATGTTTGTATTGTGATTAAATCTTTGATTTTAGTTGTTGACCAATTGTGAGACCTTGTGGTGTAAACTACCTCAATTGGTAGATGGTCTCCAGTAAACCTCTTACCAATATAATCGTCACCTAAAATTCTAACATCAGGTTTATAAAACTCAATAAGTTTTATTAAATCCTCTTCAGTTTGATATGTCACAACTTCATCAACATACTTTATTGACATTAAAGTTTTATATCTTTCATATAATGGAACGACTGGTTTATACTTTGTAAATCTTGTCTCAGACGGGTCTCTTTGTAAAAAGACCATAAAGTAATCACACTTTTCTTTTGCCGCTTCAAAAGTGTAAATATAACCTGGGTGTAATAAATCAAAATTACCTGCGGTGAACCCAACTTTACCTTTTTTATTATACATATTATTTAATTAATGATTTATAAAATTCTGCTCTATTTTTTGTTACGGTATTTAAATCGTATTTGTCTTTAACCGTTTCATATAATCTTTCTCCCATATCTGTAATCAAATTAGGGTTTTGAACTAACTTTTTGATGTGTTTCGACCAATCACTATGATTTCTTTGCTCACCGACTAATAAAGCATTACCATCAACAAAGTTACCATTCTTCATACAATGTTTCAAGTCGATTGTATATGGACCTATTTCAGACGCGATTAACGCTTTCTTATAAAATCCTGCTTCAATAACTTTTAACTGAGATTTCATTCTATTAAAGACGTGATTTTTGATTGGAGCTAATGAAATATCAAATTTAGAATAATTCATTGCATATGTGGTAACAGGTTTTGTCCAAACTCTAAGATAAGGTAATTCTTTATTTGAAACATAATCTTGTTCTTTATATTCCATTAAGAATTTTTTATAATCCTCATCAACTAAATTATAATTGTTTGTAAAAATCTCTTCATATTTTGCCCACACAGTTTCGTGAGGTAAAATGTCTCTACGTTTTTGTTCCCCCGTTTGTGGATTAATCTCAGTAACAGTACCACGAGTATCAAACCCACAAATAACATATTGAATTTTGTCATTAATGTCCTTACCATTTCTTTGAGTGAACCCTTGTAGTAACATTAAATCATGTAAGTGAGATGAGCCACCTAACCACCCAACTCTAATTCTATCTGATTCAACGGTTGGTTGATTGAATTGAGGTTCTTTTGGGTTAATTGCATTGGGGAATACAACAACATTTTTATTAAACCTTCTAATTTCATTTGCAAAAATATCTGTTGTTGTTGTAACATAATCAGCTTCTTTTAAGTTTGCAACAATTTTTTCGTTAATTTTTTGTTGAACAATTATTTGATGAATAGGATGTTCTTTTGTTGGTAACCAATAATCATCAATGTCAACAATAACGATAATTCCTAGTGATTTTAACTTTCTAATGATTAGTGGAGTATTGTCGTAATTACTACCAATATTTCTATGTACGTGAACGATTTGATATTTTTTCCAATAATTTGGGTCATTGATTTTTGGTTCGTAGTCAATGTCTAAATGGAAGTCGTCAGGATATAAATTTTGTAAATGTACGTGAGGGTCGATAGAACGAAATTTCCCAACACCACTTTTATCACTTGGTAGTACTAAAACATTAATTTTTTCTTTCATAATATAAAATTGTCTTAGAAAATATAATAAGAAAATAATAGAATATCAACCTTATAAAATAAAAAACCCCCACATAGTTATGAGGGGGGTTTTCTTTAGAGTAAACTTGTTTTTAAGATATTTTTTTTATCTTAGTAACCTTACCTTCAAATATATGCTTACCTACCTTAAAAGAAAATACTTCATTTGATTTTTGGGTTGATTCGGCGATTAATCCATTTTCTAATAAAACCTCTTCAACAACTTCTCTTAACAATTCTTTTAAACTTGACAAATCTTGAGTCGGTATTGATTGTTCGGTAACTCTTTTTGGTTGAGGTCCTCTTGGAGTTCCTTTAGCGTCAACATTCATCAATCTTGCGGCTTTATCAATCAAATCATTAGATAATGAAGGTCCTGCCATTGAGTTTGGTTGATTGATTGGATGTTCTATCATTAACCTTTTAATCTCATCAGGTAATTTAGATGACATAACCCTATCTTTGGTTATTGGTTGTTGTGTTGAAGGAACTGATTGAGTTACAGATTCCTGCATAAATTCTTGTGGTAAGTTATACTTGGCTTGTGGGGCTTCGTAATCCTGAACCATTGGACTTGTCATATTTAAATTATTACCCGCTCTTGGGGTATTATTATGTTTATCCATAATAGCCTTAGATACCATTAATTTTTGTATTAAGTCGTTTTCGTTTGTCATATCTTAATTATTGTATTGGTTCCGTTGGTTCCGTTGGTTCCGTTGGTTCCGTTGGTTGTTGATTAAACACTGCGTTAATAATAACTCTATTCATACTTTTGTCCCCTGATGGATTATATCCTGGTTTAGATGAATCAAAATTTTCTCCCGTTGGTTTAAATGATAATATTTTATCAACTCTGAATAATCTCCACCCAGGTAAAGGTTGTTCGCCTTTATACGCGGTATGAGAAGACCCTTCATTATCCCAAGCTCTTAAAACAGGATTATCTGACTTACTATACCCAAGACAAACAGGTTCGATTTCTCTTAACCCTCTACCACCTGGCTCATCACCATCATAGTAAATTACTATCTTATTTCTTTTTTTTATAGCATCAACGATTGAGTCAATCGACGCTACTTCTAAAATAAGAGATTTAACTGTGTTGTAAAGTTTCATTATGCACTTGGTGTAGTATACGGTGAGTTGGGTTTAAATTCATTAATAACTACCTCGGCCTTTCTCTCTAAAATGTCTTGGATTGCTCCCGCACCTTGATTATAAACATCTAAAAATCCTCCAGTACCTTTACCTTGAGCATCTCCATCGGCAATAGCGTCAGGATTAACCGCAGAATATTGGTTTGTTGGTTTATAATCATTCTTTGGGAATAATTTTGCTCTCTCCATCTCAGCAATTGATGATAAATCATTTTTAGGTTGCTCGAAACTAATTGGTTCTGTTGTTGGCATATTATATTATTTTTTTAATTAAATCGTTTATTCTAGTTAAATTTTCCATGATAGCAGTGTCATATTTATCAACGGTTGATTTGTGACTTTTACTAGGTCTATTAATCGTTGTCATGTCATTCTTCTCATGTGGCTGAATAAATTGATTAGGTAAAACCTCAGATTTATTCTTTTTAGTATTGTGTACATTATCTCTCATTGAAGTTAAGGTGTTGTGAACCCAATTTTTAACATAATGACCCCCATTTAAAATATAAGATAAATCATTTTCGTCACCCTCAAACTTATCAAACCAATTTTTCATTCGTTTTAATTGTTGATATGTAACTTCACGACTATCTCTTAGTTCTTTGTTTCTCTTATAACCCTCAACACTTTCGTCAGCACCTCCCGCGGCATCATGACACTGTTGTAAATAACTTACAACCTCCTCAGGTAGAGAAAATTTATTTCCATATAAATCTTTATTCATTTGATTTTAATATGTTAATTAATTTAGAAATACTGATACCTTCTTTATCTGCTAATTTTTTAATTGATTGTAAATTTTTAACTAATATCTTACTAACGCTTTCATCACGTTTTACAACGTCTGAACTATCTTTAGATTTCTTAGTTAAGATGTCCTCAACCATTTTAATCATTTTTTCTTTTTGTTGTTCTTCAATACTATCTTTTTCAGAAAGTCTTTGTTTTAATTTACCACCAACTTTCTTAGCTTTGGGTAATTTACCAAATTCTTTTGCTCTTTGTACGGGATTCTCAACACCCATCTTTTTTAATATATTTATAGTTTCTTTAAAATCTTTTCCTTCAGTCTCAACATATCCAAAGGCTTCTGAATAGTCAACTTCTGACACAATATTTTCTTTTTCTTCTTCACTCTCACCATAATAAACACGGTAACCTCTTGTTACAGGGTCATTTGTTGTTCTAGCCATAACAACAGTTTGGTCCATTGTTTTTCTTGGGGAAAGGGTTAAATTTATCAAAGGAATTCTTGAACTTAACATAGTTCCGTCAGAATCAACTAACTCACCAATCTCACCCGAAGATTTTTTTACACCTTTTAATTTATCCTCAATATCAATTGTTGTTTGTTTTTCTTTTGATTTTAAAATATTATTTACAACATCTTTAACTTTTTTCGAATCTTTTTTATCGAAGTCCATTTTTTTGTCTTTTTTTCTAGATTCGGTTAAAGTGTCAGCAATAGAATAGTATAAGGAGATTTGGTCTCCTCTATCTTTTAAAAAGAAGTAATAATTATTACTGTAGTATTCTTTGTTAAAATTTATCATAACACATTTTCCAATAAATACTTCGATTTAGAGTATTTATCATAAAAAAGATGGCAAGTCAAAATATAAATCAATACGTCCGCTCAAATTGGTCTCTAAAACTTAATTTAGATTCCAATGATATGTCTTTGACCTCAGATGAACAAGACTACAATCAAGAGGTTGTTTTCTCCCCATATTTGATTGCACAAACATACGGAAACCGACTTCCTGTTTATTTTGACATTAACAATCCTTTAAGTGTTCAAAACCAAACACTTTCATATAAACAATACAATAATAATAATATTTTTGTATCTCAAAATTATTACAATCCAAATAATGATGATTTGACTTGTTACTCATCATCAACATCATGTGATATTGGGTTAACAGGTGTTGACAACGGATTAGTCAACCAAATGACGGGTGAAACGATAACATTCACTAAAGGTTTATATTCTGATTATTTAAAATTCAATAGAATGTATTACGACCGAAGATTAAAGTTACATCAAGTTACAGGTCACACCAATTTACCTAACGTAAGATTTTCGGGGTTTAATAAAACCGTTTTATACGAAGTGGTTAGTAAATCAAGCCCTTTTGAGGGTAGATACCACGAATTATATGGTGGTTTTTATCAAGGGTTTTATAAATTATTTGGTTTTGATTATGAGATTTTTCCTGAAAGAATGAATAAAGGATGGTCCGTTGAAATGGTTTTGAAACCAAGACTTATCAATGAGTATTCTCCATTACCTAATGAAACAACTCTTAATGAAATTTATCCAAACAATAAGAATACTTTTTTTTATTTTGGAACTAGAGCTGAAAATAAATTTTATCACCACGCCAGTGGTAGTCCATTGTGTTTTTCGGGGTACAATCGAGTAACATCAGGTCTAACTCAACTACAAACATGTGCTTGTTGTAATAGAACAATTACGGATAGTAGATGTGTATTTGTTTATCCGCCAAGGTCAGTAAATAATATTCATGACCCTCACGTTAATTATGGGTGTAGTAGTTGTAATGGAGACCCAGAAAAGAAAATTACTTGTGGTTGTGATTGTAATTTAGACCCTTGTGAAACTTGTGGGTGGGAATGTCAAACACACATATGCGACACTATAATTATCCCAACACCAACACCAACACCCCCTCCAACGCCAATACCTGATTGTGAACTACCACCTGTTTGCACACCATCATGTGATGTTTGTACAACAACCACAACTTGTTATAACTGTAATACAGGATTTACATCAATCGAAAATACTTGTGAAACAAATCCAATATATGATTCTATGTCAAACGCATTATCTTTTAGATTATGTGGTGACCCAAAAAATCCTGGTATCGGAGTTAGAATGTTAAAATTCACAGGAGACTGTGTTACTACGGGTTCTTGTGAAACAAGTGGAATTACGTACACTACAGGACACACTATTGTTGATTATTGTACACCCCCAATTTACCCTACATGTTTATTAGAGAATCCCGCGTGGTTAGAGGAGGAACATTGGTTTCAAGTAGATGCGGTATGGGAAAGATATACATGGTTAGATACGTGTGATTTATGGTATCGAGGAGGACTTGGTGATATAACTGAAAAACTTTATTTAGAATCATTAGCAAATAATGCAACATCATTAATTACAATACCATACACTCAAATTGGTGGTAAAACATCAGAACAAATTGAGTTGGTTAGATTAAATGAAAAATGGTTAATTGATAAATTATATCGAAATGGGAGACTTAAGATTTACGTTAATGGTAAATTATTTCATACAATTGAAAATTTTGAGGAGATTATCCCAAGAGGGTTAGATACCGACAAAGAAAAACAAGTTGGTGTTCCATTTAATATATCGTGGGGTGGAGGTACCCAAGGACTTAGAGAAAATTTAACTTTTTCATCTATGACGCAACCTTACGGACCTTATATTCAAGACCCTGAAAATTTCCCAATTAATGATTTATCGGGGACAACATTTAATGGGTTAAAAACTAATATATTAATTGAACAGAATTTTGCGGGAACTTTTGATGGTGCCATTTCACAATTTAGAATGTATGTTACCCCATTATCGGCTCCTGAGGTAAAACACAACTTTAATTTATTAAAAAATACTTTCAGAATGTTTAACCCTGATTGTCCTGACTGCTCGACATCGGTTTGTTTACCTAACGACTTTACATACCAAATATCTGGAGAAACAACAACAACCACCACCACAAATTTAACCACAACGACAACAACAACCTCAAATTTAACGACAACAACTACAACCTCAAATTTAACAACAACAACTACAACCTCAAATTTAACAACAACTACAACCACATATTCACCGACCCCAACACCAACTAACACCCCAACACCAACACCGACTAACACTTCAACACCAACTTCAACACCAACTTCAACACCAACACCTACACCTACACCTACACCTACGGTTTATACACCTGGAGAGTGTATTCGTTTTATTGATGATTTAACGGATTGTACTGGTACAATTGCATTACCATCAAATATAAGTCCTTCAACTCAGATTAATGGTAAATCATCATATTATTTCACTTATTACTCTATCGCCCCACCCACCGTATTAATGAGGATTTCTTGGGATAATATAAATAATTATTGGATTTTAGAGGATATGTCCACATATTATCCATTACCTAACCCACTCGCATATCTTCCTATAAATAGTCTTACACCAATTGGGGGAATGAATAATTGGGTACCACTACCAAATATTATAGGTAGTTGTCTATATGGAGGCGGTGCAGGAATACAGCATATAAATTTTCTGACGTATACGGTTATTGGAGATTGTTCATCTTGTTGCAAAACATTCCAATTATATAGTGGATTTGGACCTGGAACTGGTTCAACGTATCAAATTTTATATTGTGATAATACTGTCGAAGTTATTGATGTACCATTATATGTTACCATAACTTATAAATGTGCCATCAATGTAATTAAACTTAATGGTGGAGGAACTGTAACAGTTGTTGATATCAATTGTGATTGTGACCCAAATAATTTAAGTATATGAATGAAACAATTGTAATATCTAGTATCAATTATAATGGTCAAATTGCTAATGTTGTTTTTAAACCTGACAACAGTATGGACGCTATTAATTTAGGTGATGTATTATTACCTTTTTTATTTGAACCTAACTTATTAACTCCCCCAAGAGAGGTTTATGGTGTTTATACTATATTAGTTATTAATTCTGACTGCCCTAACTTCTTAACTGTTGTTAGACCAATTCCATCACCAACACCTACACCAACACCTACAAGTACCCCAACTCCTATTCCTACAAGTACGCCAACACCAACACCAACAGACACTCCTTGCCCCCCACAACCAACTAAAACGCCTAAACCAACCAAAACACCAACTCCAACACTACACCCAACACCAACCCCTACTTTTGACCCTTGCGCCACCCCAACACCAACCCCAAAACCAACTCGTGCTCCAAGACCAACACCAACATTAACTCGCACCCCTTGTGTAACACCAACAATTGGTTTATAATATTAAGTTTAAGAATAAAATAAAAATAAAAGATATTTATTAAATAAAAAAAAAACTATGTCAACATCAAGACCATTTGCATATAATCCAACATTATCACTAATCAATGGGGCTATCCGAGTATTTAATAGTACATTAACTATTGGGGTTGACGACCAAGACTACACATTACAACCAGGTGGAATTCAATGGTGGAACGGACCCGATGAAGACCTTGGGTATGTAATCGCTCACTCAGTTCCAACAGGAACACAACCAAATCCGTTAGGGATTTCTGCGTATGTAGGATTTTGGAGGTCGTTGTCGTTAAATGAAATTTCATTTGTTGAAAAGGCGGGATTTGTTAGTAGTAAAACTTACACAACAGGTGACGAGGCGTATATTTGGATGAACGGTTTTGGACATTGGTCTTCTTGGGAAGTAAATCCAGGTTCGTTAATATTTCCAAATAGTTCTAATACGGCAAGGATTATTCCTACTCATATTGGTACAGTTAATGAATTCTTTACAATTGAATTTTGGTATTTTGGAAATCCAGTATCAACAGGTAGTAACCAATACATATTTAGTCAAAGTGCTTCATTTGGTGGTGGTGATTTAAATTTATATATTGACCCATCAGATAGTTGTCTTCACGGATTATCCACTGGTAATGCGATATCTCTACCATTGTCAACAAATGTTTGGCAACACATTGCAATTACATGTGACAATGGTCAAGTTAAAGTCTATTTTGATGGTAATGACAAAACTGCCGTTGGAATACCTAACACTCTGATTAGTAACACTATTGGTTTAATTTATTTTGGCTCTTTACTATCGAGTAGTAATTTTTTAGATGCGAAACTTACTGATATAAGGATATGTAGAAATATTGTATATACAAGTGGGTTTACAACCCCCAAAAGTTCATTATTACCAATACAAGGTGCAAATCCTTACGGAGGTGCGTCCACTAATCAAATTAATGATGGTGACTGTGTTCTTTTAATTGACTCATTAAATTCACCCTCTTTTCAACAAGACCTTAGTAATTTAGGTAGTACCGTTATTGTTGGGGCAATAACACGTAGTTCTGACACTCCTTATTAATAACTATAAAAACATAAATAAAGTCCTCCAACCCTTGGGGGATTTTTTGTTTTAAAAAAGAGTTAAAGTAAATACTAACTATTTATTCAATATGACACAAATTGAGATTACTGGAGTTTCTGGAGTTACATTACCGTATGATTTATATGCGTGTGATGTGTATGGGAATCAATGTGTTTTAATTTCAACTATTAACACTCAAGTACCTCCATCAATATCTATTGTACTACCAACCACATTCAATTCAGCCCCCGCCGTTGGAATAAAAATCATAGACTCTTTGGGGTGCGAAAAGTTCGGAATAATTTATTGTGACGAGAAAGGTAAGATTTATCAAGACGGAGAAATCTTTATTTTCATGGATGCAAATATTTATATATTCGAAGACCAATAAAAACCAAATTATGAAAAGATTCATATTTATACATATAGACTAAAAAGATGCCGAATTATCAAAGACTGACCGACAGAACCCAAGCTCCGATAGTATCTCCAGATGACATTGTACACATTGTCATTACGGGTGATACATCACAAAACCCCGCAGGTTCATCATATAAAGCAAGTATCCAACAAATTGCGGATGCTCTATCCCTTGCTGGTACTTCAGGTACTGCAGGAACAAGTGGTGTTAATGGTTCATCAGGAACAAGTGGTGTTAATGGTTCGTCAGGTTCAAGTGGTCAAAATGGTACTTCAGGTTTAAGTGGTTCTTCAGGAAGTAGTGGAACATCAGGAAGTAGCGGTTCTTCGGGTAGTTCAGGAACTAAAGGAACATCAGGTTCAAGTGGTACTTCAGGAATATCAGGTTCTAGTGGAACAAGTGGTTCATCAGGAAGTTCAGGTTCAAGTGGTTCATCAGGAAGTTCAGGTTCAAGTGGTTCTTCTGGTAGTAGTGGTTCTTCAGGAACTAACGGTTCTTCAGGAACTAACGGTTCTTCAGGAACTAACGGTTCATCGGGTTCATCGGGTTCTTCGGGTGAAAGTGGTTCATCAGGAACATCGGGTACGTCAGGTAGTAGTGGTTCTTCTGGTAGTAGTGGTTCTTCAGGAACTAACGGCTCTTCAGGGACTAACGGCTCTTCAGGGACTAACGGCTCTTCAGGGACTAGTGGAAGTTCGGGTACTGATGGTTCATCAGGTACTTCAGGTACTGATGGTAGTTCAGGAACAAGTGGGACTGACGGTTCTTCAGGAACGTCAGGTTCTTCAGGAACAAGTGGGATTGACGGTTCTTCAGGAACTTCAGGAACTGACGGTAGTTCGGGAACTTCAGGTGCTGATGGTTCTTCGGGAACTTCAGGGTCTAGTGGTATAAGTGGTGTTAATGGTTCTTCAGGGACTTCAGGTATTAGTGGGACCGATGGTAGTTCAGGTACGTCAGGAAATAGTGGGTCTTCAGGAACATCAGGAACAGATGGTTCTTCAGGAACATCGGGCTCAAGCGGAACAAGTGGTACCAATGGTAGTTCAGGTACAAGTGGAACTGACGGTAGTTCAGGTACAAGTGGAACTGACGGTAGTTCAGGAACTAGTGGTATTGACGGTTCTTCAGGAACAAGCGGTACTGACGGTAGTTCAGGAACAGATGGTTCATCAGGAACTAGTGGAACAGATGGTTCTTCAGGAACATCGGGCTCAAGTGGTACAGATGGTAGTTCAGGTACAAGCGGAACTGACGGTAGTTCAGGAACTTCAGGAACAGATGGTTCATCAGGAACTAGCGGAAGTTCAGGAACAGATGGTTCATCAGGAACAAGTGGAACTGACGGAAGTTCAGGCACTTCGGGTTCAAGCGGATTAAGTGGTGTTGATGGTTCTTCAGGAACAAGTGGAACTGACGGTAGTTCAGGAACAGATGGTTCATCAGGAACTAGCGGAACTGACGGTAGTTCAGGAACAAGCGGAAGTTCAGGAACAGATGGTTCTTCAGGAACAAGTGGAACGGATGGTTCTTCAGGGACTAGCGGTTCTTCAGGAACAAGTGGGAGTTCAGGTACTTCAGGAACTGATGGTTCTTCAGGAACAAGTGGAACTGACGGTAGTTCAGGAACAAGTGGTACCGATGGTTCAAGTGGTACCTCGGGTTCAAGTGGAATTAGTGGTGTTAACGGAACTAATGGTACGTCAGGTTCTTCAGGAACAAGCGGAACAGATGGTTCATCAGGGACAAGCGGTAGTTCAGGAACAGATGGTTCATCAGGAACTAGTGGTACTAACGGTTCTTCAGGAACTAGCGGAACAGATGGTTCATCAGGAACAAGTGGAACTAGCGGAACAGATGGGTCATCGGGAACAAGTGGAACATCAGGTTCAAGTGGATTAAGTGGTGTTGACGGTTCTTCAGGAACAAGCGGAACAGACGGTTCTTCAGGAACTAGCGGTACTGATGGTTCTTCAGGAACAAGCGGAACTGATGGTTCTTCAGGTACTAGTGGAACAAGCGGAACAGATGGTTCTTCAGGAACAAGTGGAACATCAGGTTCAAGTGGATTAAGTGGTGTTGATGGTTCTTCAGGTACTTCAGGAACAGATGGTTCTTCAGGAACAAGTGGAAGTTCAGGTACTTCAGGAACAGATGGTTCATCAGGAACTAGCGGTACTGACGGTAGTTCAGGTACTTCAGGAACATCGGGGTCAAGTGGTTCTTCAGGAACTAGCGGTACTGATGGTTCTTCAGGAACAAGCGGAACTGATGGTTCTTCAGGTACAAGTGGAAGTTCGGGTACTGATGGTTCTTCAGGTACAAGTGGAAGTTCTGGTACAAGCGGTTCTTCAGGTTCAGGCGGTTCCTCAGGAACAAGTGGAACAGATGGTAGTTCAGGTACTAGTGGAACAGATGGTTCTTCAGGTACTTCAGGGACAGATGGTTCATCAGGTACTTCAGGAACAGATGGGTCATCGGGAACAAGTGGAAGTTCGGGTACTGACGGTAGTTCAGGAACTAGCGGAACTGATGGTTCTTCAGGAACATCGGGGTCAAGCGGATTAAGCGGTGTTGATGGTTCTTCAGGTACAAGCGGAACTGACGGTTCTTCAGGGACTAGTGGGAGTTCAGGAACTGATGGTTCTTCAGGAACTAGTGGTACATCAGGTACAGACGGCTCTTCAGGAACTAGCGGTACATCAGGTACAAGTGGGACAGATGGTAGTTCAGGAACCTCGGGTTCAAGTGGATTAAGTGGTGTTGATGGTTCTTCAGGAACTAGCGGAACTGACGGTAGTTCAGGAACAGATGGTTCTTCAGGAACTAGTGGAAGTTCAGGAACTAGTGGAAGTTCAGGTACAGATGGTTCTTCAGGAACAAGTGGAACGGATGGTTCTTCAGGGACTAGCGGTTCTTCAGGAAGTTCAGGAACAAGTGGTACTGACGGTTCTTCAGGAACTAGCGGGACAGATGGCTCGTCAGGTTCAAGTGGTATTAGTGGTGTGAATGGTTCATCAGGAACAAGCGGTACTAACGGTTCATCGGGGACCAGTGGTTCTTCAGGAACAGATGGTTCATCAGGAACAAGTGGTTCGTCAGGAACAAGTGGGACTGATGGTAGTTCAGGAACAAGCGGTACGGATGGTAGTTCAGGAACAAGCGGAACTGACGGTTCTTCAGGCACTAGCGGAACAGATGGTTCATCAGGTACTTCAGGTACTAGTGGAACAGATGGTTCATCAGGAACTAGCGGAACAGATGGTTCATCAGGAACAGATGGTTCTTCAGGAACTTCGGGAACAGATGGCTCTTCAGGTACTAGTGGAACTTCAGGAACAGATGGTAGTTCAGGAACAAGTGGAACTAATGGGAGTAGTGGAACATCAGGTTCAAGTGGATTAAGTGGTGTTGACGGTTCTTCAGGAACAAGCGGAACAGATGGTTCTTCAGGAACAAGTGGAAGTTCAGGTACTTCAGGAACAGATGGTTCTTCAGGAACAAGCGGAACAGATGGTTCTTCAGGGACTAGTGGGAGTTCAGGAACTGATGGTTCTTCAGGAACTAGTGGTACATCAGGTACAGACGGCTCTTCAGGAACTAGCGGTACATCAGGTACAGACGGCTCTTCAGGAACTAGCGGAAGTTCGGGAACTGATGGTTCTTCAGGAAGTAGTGGTACTTCAGGTACAGACGGCTCTTCAGGAACATCAGGTACTAGTGGAACCGATGGTTCTTCAGGAACAAGTGGAACCGATGGTTCTTCAGGAACAAGTGGAACTTCAGGAACAGACGGTTCTTCAGGAACATCAGGAACAGACGGTTCTTCAGGAACTTCAGGTACAGACGGCTCTTCAGGAACATCAGGTACTAGTGGAACCGATGGTTCATCAGGAACAAGCGGAACTGATGGTTCTTCAGGAACATCGGGTTCAAGCGGATTAAGTGGTGTTGATGGTTCTTCAGGAACTTCAGGAATAGATGGTTCTTCGGGAACTAGTGGTACTTCAGGTACTGATGGTTCATCGGGAACAAGTGGAAGTTCAGGTTCATCAGGAACTAGCGGTAGTTCAGGTACTTCAGGAACATCAGGTTCAAGTGGATTAAGTGGTGTTGATGGTAGTTCAGGTACAAGTGGAACTGATGGTTCTTCAGGAACTAGCGGAACTGATGGTTCTTCAGGAACTAGCGGAACAAGTGGTACAGATGGTTCTTCAGGAACTAGTGGTACTTCAGGTACGGATGGCTCATCAGGAACATCAGGTACTAGTGGAACAGATGGTTCATCAGGAACATCAGGTACTAGTGGAACAGATGGTTCATCAGGAACAGATGGGTCAAGTGGAACTTCAGGAACAAGCGGAACTGACGGTAGTTCAGGTACAAGTGGAACAGATGGTTCATCAGGAACGGATGGTAGTAGCGGAACTTCAGGCTCAAGTGGTATTAGTGGTGTAAATGGTTCATCAGGAACAAGTGGTACATCTGGTTCAAGCGGAACAAGTGGCTCATCAGGAACTTCAGGGTCAAGTGGGACATCAGGTTCTAGTGGAACAAGTGGGTCTTCAGGTACAAGCGGGTCATCAGGTTCAAGTGGTTCGTCAGGAACAAGTGGTAGCTCGGGTACATCAGGCACTAGCGGTAGTTCAGGTTCATCGGGGACATCAGGTTCAAGTGGTTCGTCAGGAACTAGCGGAACAGATGGTTCTTCAGGAACATCGGGTTCTTCAGGAACATCAGGTTCAAGTGGTACTTCAGGTTCGTCAGGAACTAGTGGTTCATCAGGAACTAGCGGAACATCGGGGTCAAGCGGTTCTTCAGGGTCTAGCGGAACAAGTGGAACATCAGGAAGTTCAGGTTCATCAGGAAGTTCAGGGTCTAGTGGTTCGTCAGGTACTGCGGGTACAAGCGGAACGTCAGGAAGTTCAGGTTCATCAGGAACTAGCGGTAGTTCAGGTACAAGTGGTTCATCGGGAACAAGTGGAACGTCAGGTTCTTCGGGTACTTCAGGAACTAATGGTTCATCAGGAACATCGGGTTCAAGTGGTTCATCGGGAACAAGTGGAACGTCAGGTTCTTCGGGTACTTCAGGAACAAGCGGTTCATCAGGAACAAGTGGTTCATCAGGAACAAGTGGTTCATCAGGAACAAGTGGTTCATCAGGAACTAACGGAAGTTCAGGAACTAGCGGAACTTCAGGTTCAAGTGGTACTTCAGGAACTAGTGGAAGTTCAGGGTCATCAGGTTCAAGTGGTTCTTCAGGAACTAGCGGAAGTTCAGGTACGTCAGGGACAAGTGGTTCTTCAGGAACATCAGGTACTAGCGGAACATCAGGTACAAGTGGTTCATCAGGAACTAGCGGAAGTTCAGGTACGTCAGGGACAAGTGGTTCTTCAGGAACTAGCGGAACTTCAGGTTCAAGTGGTTCATCAGGAACTAACGGGTCATCAGGAACTTCAGGTTCTGCGGGTACAAGTGGGACTAGCGGAACATCAGGTACTAGCGGAAGTTCAGGTACATCAGGAAGTTCAGGTTCTAGTGGTAGTTCAGGTTCATCAGGGTCTAGTGGGACAAGCGGTTCATCGGGGTCAAGCGGTTCTTCAGGTACTGCAGGTACAAGTGGAAGTAGTGGAACATCAGGGTCAAGCGGTTCTTCAGGTACAAGTGGAACATCAGGTTCTAGTGGTAGTTCAGGTTCTAGTGGAAGTAGTGGAACATCGGGAACGTCAGGTAGTTCAGGTTCAAGTGGTACATCGGGTAGTTCAGGAACGTCGGGGACAAGTGGTTCTTCAGGAACTAGTGGAACTTCAGGTTCTTCAGGAACTAGCGGTTCTTCAGGTACGAGTGGCTCATCAGGTTCTTCAGGAACTAGCGGAACTTCAGGTACGAGTGGCTCATCAGGAACATCAGGTTCATCAGGTAGTTCGGGCTCAAGTGGAACAAGTGGTTCGTCAGGAACAAGTGGTAGCTCGGGTACATCAGGCACTAGCGGTAGTTCAGGTTCAAGTGGCTCATCAGGTTCATCAGGGTCTAGTGGGACAAGTGGTTCTTCAGGAACTGCAGGTACATCAGGTTCATCAGGAACTTCAGGTACGTCTGGCTCAAGTGGTAGTAGCGGTTCATCAGGTTCAAGTGGTTCATCAGGAACTTCAGGTAGTTCAGGTTCAAGCGGTAGTAGCGGCTCTTCAGGAACTGCGGGTACTAGTGGAACGTCAGGAAGTTCAGGTTCGTCGGGGTCAAGTGGTTCTTCAGGAACTAGCGGAACTTCAGGTTCAAGTGGTAGTTCGGGGTCTTCAGGTTCTAGTGGTAGTTCGGGGTCTTCAGGAACATCAGGAACAAGCGGTTCTTCAGGAACTGCAGGTACATCAGGCACAAGCGGAAGTAGTGGAACATCGGGTAGTTCAGGAACAAGCGGTTCATCGGGGTCAAGTGGTTCTTCAGGAAGTAGCGGTTCTTCAGGAACTGCGGGTACAAGTGGAAGTAGTGGAACATCGGGGTCAAGCGGTTCTTCGGGTTCATCAGGTTCTAGTGGAAGTAGTGGAACTTCGGGTTCTTCGGGTAGTTCAGGAACAAGTGGTTCATCAGGAACTGCGGGTACAAGCGGAACATCAGGTAGTTCAGGTTCATCAGGAACTTCAGGGAGTAGTGGAACATCGGGTTCATCAGGAACCGCGGGTACAAGCGGAAGTAGTGGAACATCGGGAACATCAGGTTCTAGTGGTAGTTCGGGTTCTTCAGGAACTGCGGGTACAAGTGGAACATCAGGTTCAAGTGGTTCCTCAGGTAGTTCAGGGTCTAGTGGTACAAGTGGAACGTCAGGTTCTTCAGGAACAAGCGGGTCTTCAGGTTCTTCAGGAACATCGGGTTCAAGTGGAACTGCAGGTACATCAGGAAGTAGTGGAACATCAGGAACAAGTGGTTCTTCAGGAACATCGGGTACGTCAGGTAGTTCAGGAACATCGGGTACGTCAGGTAGTTCAGGAACATCGGGTACGAGCGGAACTTCAGGTACGAGTGGCTCATCAGGAACATCGGGTAGTTCGGGCTCAAGCGGAACATCAGGTAGTTCTGGTTCATCAGGAACAAGCGGTTCTTCAGGAACATCGGGTACAAGTGGTTCTTCGGGAACTACGGGTACGAGCGGAACAAGTGGTTTGCAAGGAACTAGTGGGACATCAGGGACAAGTGGGACATCAGGTTCTTCAGGTACAAGTGGTTTATCTCCTGTCGTATCAGGTAATGATAATGAAGTATTAACTTCAGATGGTGCGGGTGGTATAACATCAGAACCTAATTTAACCTTTGATGGTACTACTTTAGGAATAACAGGTGACACTATTGAACAAGGTAATCAGTCATTACAATCATGTAGAGAAACAGGTGTTACAACAACAACATTAATTTGTCGTTTTCCATTCGCATCAGGTTCAAGTGCAACATTTGATTATTACGTATACGATTCTGGAACAAACGCGATGAGAAGTGGTATTATTATGACAGTGTGGGACGGAACTAATACGGCATTTACTGATAGTTCAACACCTGATTTAAACGCTTCAACGGTGGCGGTTAAATTCTACACAGTAATTATAGGTTCAAATCTTGAGTTGTACGCAGCAATTGGAGGCGGAACTTGGGATATAAGTGTAGGAACAAGGATTGTCTTCTAAAATAAAAACATATTAATTAATAACCACCATATTACTCAAATTATATGGTGGTTTTTTTTATTTTAAAAAGAGAAAAGGTTATGATAACATATTTATAAGTTAATAAACATAGAAGAATTTTCTTTTGGAAAGTGAAAAAAGAAAAATATAATGGCAAATGAATTCATAGCCCGCAATGGGGTCAAATCTTTAGGTGGCGTAACAGTACCTTATAAATCAGTGTCAAGTGCTTATAGCGTGTCAACTGATGATTATCTTATCGAGGGGTCTTCGAATGCCCCATTTTCAGTAACATTACCCACCTCAGTTGGTATTTCGGGTAAAATATACGTTGTTAAAAATACAGGGTCAGCGACCATAACGGTAAATACAACGTCAAGCCAAACAATTGATGGTAGTACTACTAAAACATTAACCACAGATAATTCTCTTTATGTACAGAGTAATGGTACTGGATGGTTAATTATTGGTATTAACGGAACATCAGGAACAAGTGGAACATCAGGTAGTTCGGGAACAAGTGGTTCGTCAGGTACAAGCGGAACATCGGGTTCAAGTGGAAGTAGTGGTTCATCAGGAACTTCGGGTACGTCTGGCTCAAGTGGTAGTAGCGGTTCATCAGGTTCAAGTGGGTCTTCGGGTTCATCAGGAACAAGCGGAACATCAGGTTCAAGTGGAAGTAGTGGTTCATCAGGAACTGCTGGTACATCAGGGTCTTCAGGTTCAAGTGGTTCATCAGGATTGAGTGGAACTTCAGGAACATCAGGTTCAAGTGGAAGTAGTGGTTCATCAGGAACTGCGGGAACAAGCGGAAGTTCAGGGTCTAGTGGGTCTTCAGGTACATCAGGAAGTTCAGGTTCTTCAGGGACTGCGGGCACAAGTGGAAGTTCAGGCTCTAGCGGGTCATCTGGTAGTAGTGGTACATCAGGGTCTTCAGGTTCAAGCGGAACAAGTGGTACGTCAGGTAGTTCAGGAACTGCGGGTACTTCAGGCTCAAGTGGTGTAAGTGGTACATCAGGAACATCAGGTTCTTCGGGGTCTAGTGGTTCTTCAGGTACATCAGGAACAGGTGGTACTTCAGGTTCAAGTGGAACATCAGGCTCAAGTGGAAGTAGTGGTAGTTCGGGTTCATCAGGAACTGCGGGTACTTCAGGTAGTTCAGGTTCTTCAGGAACAAGTGGTTCTTCAGGTACTTCAGGTAGTTCGGGAACAAGCGGAACTTCGGGCTCTTCAGGTACTAGTGGAACGTCAGGTAGTTCAGGTACAAGTGGAACATCAGGCTCAAGTGGAAGTAGTGGTAGTTCAGGTTCAAGTGGGTCTTCAGGAACTGCGGGTACATCAGGTAGTGCTGGTACAAGTGGAACATCAGGTTCATCAGGAAGTTCAGGTTCAAGCGGTACTAGCGGTTCTTCAGGAACTTCAGGTAGTGCTGGTACAAGTGGAACATCAGGAACAAGCGGTTCATCAGGGACTAGCGGAACAAGTGGTTCGTCAGGTAGTTCAGGTTCAAGTGGGTCGTCAGGTAGTTCAGGTTCAAGTGGTACTGCGGGTACAAGTGGTTCTTCAGGAACTAGCGGAACATCAGGTAGTTCAGGTTCAAGCGGAAGTTCAGGTGTAAGTGGTACATCAGGAACCTCAGGTTCTTCAGGAAGCTCAGGTTCAAGTGGTTCTTCAGGTAGTGCTGGTACAAGTGGGACATCAGGTTCATCTGGTTCAAGTGGTTCTTCAGGAACTAGCGGAACATCAGGTTCAAGTGGAACTGCGGGAACAAGTGGCTCATCAGGTAGTTCAGGTTCAAGTGGAACTTCAGGTTCAAGTGGTAGTAGTGGCTCGTCAGGTTCCTCGGGGACAAGCGGTACGTCAGGCTCAAGTGGTAGTTCAGGTTCTTCAGGAACATCTGGAACTAGCGGAACATCAGGTTCATCAGGAACTTCGGGAACGTCAGGTTCATCAGGAACTGCGGGAACGTCAGGTTCTAGTGGAAGTTCAGGTTCAAGTGGTTCTTCAGGTAGTTCGGGTTCAAGCGGAACATCAGGTACTTCAGGTTCATCAGGAACTAGCGGAACAAGTGGTTCTTCAGGTAGTTCGGGTTCAAGCGGAAGTAGTGGAACAAGCGGAAGTAGTGGAACATCAGGAACTTCAGGTTCATCAGGAACTTCAGGTTCATCAGGTACCTCAGGGTCAAGTGGAAGTAGTGGTTCATCAGGTTCAAGTGGTTCTTCAGGTACTTCAGGTAGTACTGGTACAAGTGGGACATCAGGAACAAGCGGTTCTTCAGGAACTGCGGGTACATCAGGAAGTAGTGGAAGTTCGGGTTCGAGTGGTTCTTCAGGAACTAGCGGTACTTCAGGGTCATCAGGAACAAGTGGTTCTTCAGGAAGTTCGGGTACATCAGGAACTAGAGGTACTTCAGGTTCTTCAGGAACATCAGGAACAAGTGGAACGTCAGGTTCAAGTGGAAGTAGTGGTTCATCAGGGACTGCGGGTACAAGTGGCTCATCAGGGACTGCAGGTACTAGCGGTAGTTCGGGGTCAAGTGGGTCTTCGGGTTCGAGTGGTAGTAGCGGTTCTTCAGGAACTTCTGGAACTAGAGGTACGTCAGGTTCTTCGGGGACTAGCGGAACATCAGGTTCGTCAGGTACTAGCGGAACTTCAGGTTCAAGTGGAATTAGTGGTGTTAATGGAACTAATGGTACATCAGGTTCTTCGGGTTCAAGTGGAAGTAGTGGAACATCAGGGTCTTCAGGTACTAGCGGTTCTTCAGGTAGTTCAGGTAGTTCAGGTTCAAGTGGTTCTTCAGGAACATCAGGTTCGAGTGGAACATCAGGAACTAGAGGTACGTCAGGTTCTTCGGGAACGAGTGGTACATCAGGAACGAGTGGTACATCAGGTTCATCGGGTTCAAGCGGAAGTAGTGGCTCATCAGGAACTGCTGGTACGAGTGGAAGTTCAGGCTCAAGTGGCTCGTCAGGTACAAGCGGTTCATCAGGTTCAAGCGGTAGTTCGGGTTCGAGTGGAAGTAGCGGAACATCAGGAACTGCGGGAACGTCAGGTTCTAGTGGAAGTTCAGGAACATCAGGGTCGAGTGGTTCTTCAGGTTCTTCAGGAAGTAGTGGAAGTTCAGGTACAAGTGGTTCTTCTGGAACTTCAGGCTCATCAGGCTCATCAGGAACTGCGGGTAGTTCAGGTACGAGCGGAACGTCAGGTTCATCAGGAACAAGCGGAACGTCAGGGAGTTCGGGCTCAAGTGGTACATCTGGAACAAGTGGAACGTCAGGTTCTTCAGGGTCAAGTGGTACGAGTGGTATAAGCGGAACCTCAGGTACTAGCGGAACATCAGGTAGTAGTGGTAGTTCAGGTTCTTCTGGGTCAAGTGGTTCTTCAGGAACTGCGGGCACATCAGGAAGTGCGGGAACAAGCGGAACTTCAGGTAGTTCAGGTTCAAGTGGTAGTAGTGGTTCTTCAGGAACTGCGGGTACATCAGGAAGTAGTGGAAGTTCGGGCTCGAGTGGTTCTTCAGGAACATCGGGTACAAGCGGAAGTTCGGGTTCATCAGGTTCTTCGGGGACTAGCGGAACTTCAGGTACATCAGGTAGTTCAGGTTCAAGCGGTTCATCAGGAACTAGCGGAACATCAGGTTCAAGTGGTTCTTCAGGTAGTTCAGGTTCAAGCGGAACATCAGGTTCTAGTGGTTCATCAGGAAGTAGTGGAAGTTCAGGGACTGCGGGTACATCAGGTAGTGCTGGTACAAGTGGAACATCAGGTTCTAGCGGTTCGTCAGGAAGTAGTGGAAGTTCAGGGACTGCAGGTACAAGTGGAACATCAGGTTCTAGCGGTTCTTCGGGTACATCAGGTTCAAGCGGTACATCAGGTTCAAGCGGTAGTAGTGGTTCTTCAGGTACTTCAGGAACAAGAGGTACGTCAGGTTCTTCAGGGACAAGTGGAACTAGCGGAACATCAGGAACTAGCGGAACATCAGGCTCAAGTGGTAGTAGTGGTTCATCAGGAACAAGTGGAACAAGTGGGTCTTCAGGTTCAAGTGGGAGTAGTGGTAGTTCGGGTTCATCAGGAACTGCGGGTACATCTGGCTCAAGTGGAACTGCGGGAACAAGCGGTTCGTCAGGTAGTTCAGGGTCTAGTGGTTCTTCAGGTTCAAGTGGAAGTTCGGGAGTAAGCGGTACGTCAGGAACTAGTGGAACATCAGGTTCGAGTGGTACATCAGGTACGTCAGGAAGTTCAGGGTCATCAGGTTCTTCGGGTAGTTCAGGCTCAAGTGGAACAAGTGGTTCATCAGGAACTAGCGGTACTTCAGGTTCAAGTGGTTCATCAGGAACCTCAGGTTCAAGTGGTTCGTCAGGTAGTTCAGGTTCAAGTGGAAGTAGTGGTTCATCAGGAACATCAGGAACTAGAGGTACGTCAGGGTCTTCAGGTACAAGTGGAACAAGTGGTTCATCAGGTACAAGTGGAACTTCAGGTTCTAGTGGAAGTAGTGGTTCGTCAGGTACATCTGGCTCAAGTGGGACTGCGGGAACAAGTGGTTCATCAGGAAGTTCAGGTTCAAGTGGTAGTTCAGGTTCAAGCGGTAGTAGCGGGTCGTCAGGCTCAAGTGGTACTTCAGGGACAAGCGGTTCATCAGGTAGTTCAGGTTCTAGTGGTAGTAGTGGAACTTCAGGAACAAGAGGTACGTCAGGTTCTTCGGGAACAAGTGGAACTAGCGGAACGTCAGGTTCAAGTGGTAGTAGTGGTTCTTCAGGAACATCAGGATTAAGTGGTACTTCAGGCACTAGCGGAACATCAGGTAGTAGTGGTTCTTCAGGTAGTTCAGGTTCAAGTGGAAGTTCGGGGGTAAGTGGTACATCAGGAACTAGCGGAACATCGGGCTCTTCAGGAAGTTCAGGTTCGAGTGGGAGTAGTGGCTCTTCAGGAACATCAGGTAGTTCGGGGTCAAGTGGTAGTAGCGGTTCATCAGGTACTAGTGGTAGTAGCGGTTCTTCAGGAAGTTCGGGTACATCAGGAACTAGAGGTACTTCAGGTTCTTCAGGAACAAGTGGAACTTCAGGATTAAATGGGACTGCAGGAACTAGCGGAACTTCAGGGTCAAGTGGTTCTTCAGGTACAAGTGGAACAAGTGGGTCTAGTGGTAGTTCAGGTTCAAGCGGTAGTAGCGGTTCATCAGGAACTAGCGGAACGTCAGGTTCTTCAGGTAGTAGTGGTTCGTCAGGTTTGTCAGGTACAAGTGGAACATCAGGTTCATCAGGAAGTTCAGGTTCAAGTGGGTCTTCAGGAAGTTCAGGAACATCAGGTTCATCTGGTAGTAGTGGTTCTTCAGGTTCTTCGGGAACAAGTGGTTCTTCAGGTTCTAGTGGAACTTCAGGTACTAGAGGTACGTCAGGTAGTTCAGGAACAAGTGGGACTTCAGGTTTAAGTGGAACATCAGGTACTAGCGGAACGTCAGGCTCAAGCGGTTCTTCAGGTTCAAGTGGTTCATCAGGAACTGCGGGAACATCAGGTAGTTCAGGGTCAAGCGGCAGTAGCGGTTCATCAGGAACTGCGGGAACATCAGGTAGTTCAGGAACTAGTGGTTCTTCGGGTTCAAGTGGTAGTAGTGGTTCATCAGGTACGTCAGGGTCAAGTGGTTCTAGCGGTAGTTCAGGAACTTCAGGTACAAGAGGTACTTCGGGGTCAAGTGGTACTAGTGGTGTGAGCGGTACATCAGGTACTAGCGGAACATCAGGTACTAGCGGAACATCAGGAAGTAGTGGTTCTTCAGGAAGTTCAGGTTCAAGTGGTGTAAGTGGTACTTCAGGGACTGCTGGTACATCAGGAAGTAGCGGGTCATCAGGTTCAAGTGGTTCTTCAGGTTCTTCAGGAAGTTCAGGTTCTAGTGGAACTTCAGGTACATCAGGTTCGAGTGGTAGTTCGGGTTCTAGCGGTAGTTCGGGGATAAGTGGAACATCAGGAACATCAGGTTCATCTGGTAGTAGTGGTTCTTCAGGTTCTAGTGGAACTTCAGGTACTAGAGGTACGTCAGGTAGTTCAGGAACAAGTGGGACTTCAGGTTTAAGTGGGACTGCGGGAACTAGCGGAACGTCAGGTTCAAGTGGTAGTTCAGGTTCAAGCGGTTCTTCAGGAACTGCGGGAACATCAGGTAGTTCAGGGTCAAGTGGTAGTAGCGGTTCATCAGGAACAAGTGGAACGTCAGGTTCTTCGGGTAGTAGTGGTAGTTCAGGTTCTTCGGGTTCAAGTGGGACATCGGGTACTAGAGGTACTTCAGGTTCATCAGGAACTAGCGGAACATCAGGTTCTTCAGGAACTAGCGGAACATCAGGAAGTAGTGGTTCTTCAGGAAGCTCAGGTTCATCAGGAAGTTCAGGCTCATCAGGAACTTCAGGTGTTAGCGGTTCTTCAGGAAGTTCAGGTACAAGTGGTTCTTCAGGGTCAAGTGGTTCATCAGGAAGCTCAGGTGTTAGTGGTTCTTCAGGTAGTTCAGGTTCATCAGGAACTAGCGGAACATCAGGTTCTTCAGGTAGTTCAGGAAGTTCAGGTTCAAGCGGAACATCAGGTACTAGAGGTACTTCAGGTTCTTCAGGAACTGCGGGTACGAGTGGGGTTAATGGAGCTTCATCATGTATCACATGGTTATCAGATACTTCGAATACAACTATACCAGCATCAACTCGTATTTCTTACGGACCTGTAAACGTTATTAATAGTTTAAACACAATATACGTAAATAAAACATCATATAATCCTAGTGTTGATACATCGGCTTGGTGGACAGGGTTACAAAACTACGTAACTGCAAATGGTGCGGGTAGTGCTTATATAACAGTTGTTGAAGTTGAAACAGGATTGGTTGGGATATATACCGTAAACTCAGTTTCATTAGCGGGCAATGTTTACACAGTGTCTGTGGCGGTTAATAGTGGAGGTGTTAGTTCATGGACAAACAATTATAATCATTGTATAAATTGGGTTGGAAGTGGTAAATCAGGGACAAGTGGAACATCGGGAACTAGAGGTACTTCAGGTTCATCAGGAACTAGCGGAACATCAGGAACAAGTGGTTCAAGCGGTTCTTCGGGAAGTTCAGGTTCAAGTGGTTCTTCAGGAAGTTCAGGTTCAAGCGGTTCTTCAGGAACTTCAGGTACAAGTGGTTCTTCAGGGTCAAGTGGTTCTTCAGGAACTTCAGGTGTTAGCGGTTCTTCAGGAAGTTCAGGTACAAGTGGTTCTTCAGGTAGTTCAGGTTCAAGTGGAAGTAGCGGTAGTTCAGGAACTAGTGGAATTTCAGGTTCAAGTGGTAGTTCAGGTTCATCAGGTTCAAGTGGAAGTTCAGGTTCATCAGGAACAAGTGGAACATCGGGTTCAAGTGGTAGTTCAGGAAGTTCAGGTTCAAGTGGAACATCGGGTACTAGAGGTACTTCAGGTTCTTCAGGAACATCAGGTACAAGTGGAACGTCAGGAAGTTCAGGTTCAAGCGGTTCTTCAGGAACTAGCGGAACATCAGGTAGTTCAGGTTCATCAGGAACGTCAGGTTCAAGTGGTTCTTCAGGTAGTTCAGGTTCAAGTGGTTCGTCAGGAACTGCGGGTACGTCAGGAGTTTCAGGAGCATCGGGCGTTTCAGGAACAAGTGGGACATCAGGAAATTCAGGGTCAAGCGGTACTAGCGGAACTTCAGGAAGTTCAGGTTCATCAGGAAGTTCAGGTTCAAGTGGTACTAGCGGAAATTCAGGTTCATCAGGAAGTTCAGGTTCAAGTGGTTCTTCAGGTAGTTCAGGAAGTAGTGGTACATCAGGTAGTTCAGGAAGTAGCGGTACATCAGGTAGTTCAGGTTCTTCAGGAAGTTCAGGAACATCAGGTACTAGAGGTACTTCAGGTTCTTCAGGAACATCAGGAACAAGTGGAACATCAGGTTCATCGGGCTCATCAGGAAGTAGCGGCTCATCAGGGTCTTCAGGAACAAGTGGAGTATCAGGTTCATCAGGTTCATCAGGTTCATCAGGTTCATCAGGTTCATCAGGTTCAAGTGGTACTAGCGGAAATTCAGGTTCATCAGGAAGTTCAGGAAGTAGTGGTTCTTCAGGTTCAAGTGGAACATCGGGTACTAGAGGTACTTCAGGTTCGTCAGGTACTTCAGGTACTTCAGGTTCGTCAGGAACAAGTGGTATTACCGCAAATGATGGGTCAAACTCAGGTAGATGGGAATATAAAGGAGTTGGGGTTGGGTTGGACCCATTAGCAACACGTTTCGCGACAAGTAATGCAACTCAAGGGTTATATAACAATTTGACAATTAATGTATTAGACTATGCTGGGACTAATTATACAAATTGGTTTAAAGCTCTTGCGTTAGTTGTTGGATTAGGTAATAAAGTATTTTTCCAAGTAACTAAATTAGGGGATAATTCTAATATTGCAATTTATGAGATAACAACCATAGTTGATAACACTACATGGTTTGATATTAACTTTTCTTCAAGTTTAGTTGGAAGTGGTGTGTTAACCAGTGGTGATGTATGTACAATTTCATGGGTTTATAATGGTAAATCGGGAACAAACGGAACTTCAGGTTCAAGTGGAACATCGGGTACTAGAGGTACTTCAGGTTCATCAGGAACTAGCGGAACGTCAGGAACAAGTGGTTCATCAGGAAGTTCAGGAAGTAGCGGTTCTTCAGGAAGTTCAGGAACATCAGGTACTAGAGGTACTTCAGGTTCTTCAGGAACATCAGGAACAAGTGGAACATCAGGTTCTTCGGGTAGCTCAGGTAGTTCAGGAAGTTCAGGTTCATCAGGAAGTTCAGGTTCAAGCGGATTGACGGGTGTTGCAGGAACTTCAGGTACATCAGGTGGTGGTGGTGGTTCCATTGCGATTTACGATGAGGGTACTTTAGTAACATCAAGTGCGGTTAGTTTAAATTTTGCGGGTACTTGTATAACGGCGGTTGATGATGGTGGTGGAGCAATTACCGTTGGAATTGACTGCTCAAAGATATATGTAATTGCTTCAACTTCAGCAACCATTGGTGACTTTCAAGTGAATGAATCTCTCGACAATTATCGTATTGGAGACTCGGCTTGCGGATGGAATGGATGTGAATGGACTGTCTTAAGTCCAATAGTTAGTGGTGTTGGGACTCCATTCCCCACTCAGAATGGTTCTTGTGCAATTCCTAATCTATACGATACGTCGGTACCACCATTTAAAATAAATCTTTGTGGTCATGTATTTTGCGATACCGCAGTAGGTGCTGACCAGGTGGGTGTGAGTGTATCGTGGGTTAAATGTTCAGAGTTAAGTCAGATTGGGGTGTCACAACCTACTATAATTTTCGAAGATGTATATAATTATAATCCAAATACCAAGTCCGTATGTATTGGGTCACAAGTTACATATTATGACCCAATATCTCAATGTGACGGTATGTTTATTGTTGGTATTAGTAGTCGTCTAGCTACCCCAAATAAAGTTCGATTTACTTGGACACTCTCAATACTATATTAAAATAAAAAAGGGAGTCGTTTGACTCCCTTTTTTAATATTCCTTGTATGACTTCTCTTCAACAAAAAGAGACCCATATTTTAAATTAATCTCTTTCTTTAATTCTGCTCGTTTATCGTTTGTTACATAAACGGACCGAGCTAATTCTATGAATTCGGTGTCAAATACCTTATCTCTTTCTTTATCTCTAATAAGGTCTTCAATATCCCAAAGACGTTCATTAACCAATAATAGATTATAAAAATCATCTGATTCAATTTTTAATTGATTAAATACAACATCATATAGATAATCGTATTCTGTAATAACATTAAAAAGTTTACCTTTATCTGTTATATTATTTTTTTTAATTCTTAGGATAGTTAATTTGTCAACTATTTCCCCAATTGAAACTTCTATATTCATTATAATAAATGTTGTATTCTGTCAATAACCATTTGAGAGGTTATCGATTTATGGCATTCAAACTGTCTTTCTGTTCCTTTATGTTCAGGACACCAATTCCAATCACCCTTATCAAATTTAAACATTGGATTATTCCAACACCCGTTACAAACTGATGGGTTAGTGATTCTTGTGCAATTAGAAGTAAACTCATGGTCAGGTTCGGTAAAGTTAGAAATCATAACAACATGTTTTCCTAATGCCCATGTCAACCAAGATAATCCACTTGATAAACCAATAAAGAACTCACTATGATGAATACAATTCATTGTGTTCTCAATTGACGTGTCCTTTAGTTTTGTCACACCATCCATTCGGTCACTTTCTTTAGATACATTAATGACCCTATATCCTTTAGATACTAAGTAATCAATTAGTTCCCTCCACCCATTAGGATTATTCCAATACTTAACTCCCGCGGTTGATTCATTTGCAATCGTAATATACTTTTCCGTAAATGGTCGTTCTGATGGAATAAAATCAATGTTTGGTTTAATTTCGTTAAACTCTAAACCAATAATATTTGTTATTGCTTTTTGTAATGGGATTGTATTTGGTAATTCGGGTTCTTTATTTGTATCATAGAACCACCCAATTGTATACATACCAATTAAATCATGAACCGTACTTCCTGGTGAAACAAACTCAATCTCAGAGTAAGATTTTTCAAATAACTTATTCCAAAATGTTGAAACAATAACATGACAATTGTGTTTCTTCTTAAATTCTAAAACATATGGTATCCAAGCAATACTATCCCCAAGAGAACGAGAATCGAATGAAATGAATACTCTTTTGTTAATAAAATTTGGTTTATATTCATAAATTAATTCCTCACCATCAAGAACTTTAACATCCCAATCAGTATAATACTGTCTAGATAGTTTAGTCCACATATTTGGTTTTAACTCGGTTGAGTAGTATAAATTTTCTTTATCATAAAATTGTACTTTGTATGACTTTACGCCAGAACCTTTAATTTCTAAAAAAGGATTATTGACGAAATGTATAACACAATCAATATCTTCTTCAACAACAGGTACAAATTTTTCTGTATTTTCAATATTATCAACTAATAATTCTTTTGTATCATTTGAGTTATATTCTTTTTTAATTAATTTAGTTACTTCATACATTTTTAACATACGCTCACAAATTACCAACCAATCAAATTTTTCTCTATTCTTCAGTGTTTGGGACACATAAAAATTATAATTATTAATAATATCTTGTATTCCGTTTATGACAGAATTAGTGTTAAGTTCACAAACAATCATACCTTTAATTTTTTGGGTACCACTATAAGTACCAACAATTGGTATTCCACAAGAAATTGCTTCAAGTAATGTTAAATTAGGATGACCCGCCTCTAAACAAGATGGGTGTAGAAAAATTGAATGCGATTTGTATAATTCTAATATCTCATCCTCATTTGGATTTGTTAATAATAGTGTTAACTTATCATATTCTAATAAGTCTTTGTGGTGTTCAAAAAAGTTATGGTTATTTTCAGGGCCAGCAATTGTTATTGGTAACCCCAATGACTTAGCCGCTTCAATAGCATATCTAAATCCTTTTCTATCGTAAGACGAGTCTCCTCCAATACCGTTGTTCGCTAAACACAATAATTTATGTTCCGTTCGATAAGGTTGGTCTACTTTAAAGAATTTAGTATCAACTCCGTGAGATAAATAAAATAATTTATCAGTCTCACTAAAGTAATCCACTAAGAACTCCGCATGACAAAATGAAATAACAGACTTTTGGATTGCTTCTAAATTTTGTTGATAGTTAAATGAATCTTTACCATTATACACAACATGATGGTCGTGTAATGAAAAAATGTAAGGTATACCTCGTTCATACGCTTCAATAGCTAAATTTGCGATATGAATGTGAACAATATCGGTATTGTTAATGTCAACCCCATTTAAATACTTTATATCAGAAATATGACCTAATGAGTTTAAATGGTTATTGTAGTTAAAAATTATCTTTTCAACGGCACCCCATCCATTTGGGGGTATGGAAATAATTCCTGGTGTTACTTGTGTTATATTCATATTAATTATTTTTAATTAATTTGTTATTTTTTTTAAATTTTTCAATAACTTCATCATCATCTAATTGATATTCAAATATTAATATATTATTTGAATATAATTTTACTTTTTTAATGTCCTTTAATTCACCAATAGTTCTAAAATGAAACGTGTTTGGTTTTATCATAGGAATATTTAAATAGGTGTTATCGTTAATGATAATGTCAATATTTTCGTTAATTTTATTTGGGTTACTATTATTACAATACACATGTAGTTTATTGTCATCATAAAATAATGTCTTAAACACTACAGGAGAATCTGTATTACTTTTAATGGTATCGGCATTTAGCCCTTGGTTTAATAATTCTGACTTATCAAATGATATAAAATTTTTATTATTAATTAATAAAGATTCTGATACCTTCTCAACTAAAAGATTATTATCTTCTTTTGAAAACTCGTGTAAAATTTTTTCTCGATTCCACAACAATTCATCATACGTATATGAATTAAGGTTATATGCTGAGTATGGGCCAAATAAATGGTCTGAATCCCCGTCGAACCCTCGTTTTGTTAAATAATAAACACAATCATAATCTTTAAGTAAAACGTCATTATTATCAATAACTTTAATGTCGGTTATTTCCGAATCGTATTCAATATAATGTAATACATTATACCCCAACATTTTAGAAATAAACATCCCAAAGAATAGATTTCTAGTACAAGGTAAAATTGATGTTGATTGTTTTATAACATCTTTACTTACCAAGGTATTTCCAAAAAGTTCAATGTGACCCCATCCTTTTAAATTGTCTTCGTCGACAAATTCGTTTTCACTATCATAAAAATGATAGTTAACATCAGATATAATGTCAGATGGGGTAAAACTATGGGTTATTAGAAAAATGTCCTTTTTTTCTTTTTTTAATTTTCTAATTAAATTTCTTAACGCATCTTGTTTTTCTTTTGTTGGTGTGTGAGACGCGACTAAACAAATTGATTTCATTTTAATATTTGTGTTTGTTGGTTATGTGAACCATTAAATAATCTCTACTCTCTTCCTGAGAATCGACAATGATATAATCTTTCATTAGTAAAAACGTGACCGCGTCCCCACCAATATCTTCTAACCAAATCATCGGTTTATCTTTTTCTAATAAATTAACCATTCCTTCAAACGAAGATTTTTCAAATCCCTCAACATCAATTTTAATAAACTTAACGGGTTCGGGTAAATTAAATGTATCTAAAGAAATTACTAAATTAGTGTTATTACTATACTCAACTACTTTAACAACACCACTATTAGAGTCATGACCATTGTCGAAATGTACCATGGAATTACAACTACCAACACCTAAACAAAAACAATGTACGTTATCCAATTGTTTAGTGTTTAATCTAAGTAATTCATAATTTTCAAAATACGGCTCAAAAGCCCAAATAGATATATTTGGTAAATAATGTTTTAATTGTACGCAGTGATTACCTATGTTAGCCCCAATATCCAGATAAAGACCGTTTTTAGGAAAAAAATGTAACCATTTGTTAACAATCTTAAATTCCCAAAAATTATTGTATTTTACTATGTCATCTGAAATACATTCAGGGCCATCAAATACCACCATTGGTTTATTAAATATACTAACTAATCTAATATCTCTTTTCATTTAATTAAATTCAATTAATCCTTTTTCTTTTATTTGTTCTAAACTATCCTCATTTAATACTAATGTTTTCACATATTCTATTGTATCATTTTCGTACACCTCAATTATTAATTTATCGTCTCTTAAAGATAGTGGTATATAAAACCAATGTGTAGGATAAACAATTTTATCTGTAATGACTTTATTATTCATTTTAACAACGACTCGATATTCATATGAATTTCTGACACCACTGTGACAATATAATATTGGTGTTGATGGGTCTTTAACGTTATGTAATACCTCAATCATAAAATTCTCAACCCTAAATAAATTAATATCACTTTCATTAAAATACTCACTTGAGTGTTCGTTGATTATTAAAAACTCATGCTCATAATGTTGTAATTTTTGGAAAAACGCCAACTCTAATGTTAACGGCATTAAGTGTTCGTACCACTCATTTTCTGTGACAGGTAATTTTAAAATTTCATTAAAGTAGGAAGGTGTAATCCCGAATAGTTGTGTCTCATAAACATAAGACCCACTATCTCTATACCCCTCAGGTTTAAAGAAAATACATTTCTTTCTTTCCTCAACCATAGTATCAACCAATTGATTTAATTTTGTAACATCATTTTCCGAGAATAAATTATCATTCTCAATAAAATAAACAAAATCGTATTTTTTTATATCGGCAAATTTAAATGCGTTAAACATATTTTGACAAATCGGTAACGAATGTCTTGAGTTATTAACCCTTAAGAAAAAAGAGTCGGTTTTAAACCAATAATACGGTGATTTATCTAATGGTGTTAAAGTTTGGTTTTTATCGTAAATATAATACTCAACCATTGATTGTAATTCAATTGATACAGGGTAATGACTAACTAACATAAAATCAAAACCACTATTTTTTAATGAGTTTATTTCATTAATTAGAACTTGTTCTTTTTTTGGTGTATTCGGGTATGCTCCGATAACTATTAATTTTTTCATTACTTAATAAATGTTTTAAATTCCTTATCGATTAATGACACTCCATCAGCTTGAGTTGTAATTCTGTTTTTTAGAATACCCATATTTAACCCATGTTCGATAAAAATAAGGTTGAAATATGAGTCAGCACAATCCCACTTATGATTACGTAATTGTTCGTATAAGAATTCTCTAGTTTTTCTTGGGAACATAATACATTGTAACCCAATAATTTTATCAGTAATAAACAACAAGTCTTGGTTCGGGATTTCTTTAATCACATTTGATTGATGCCAAGCGAAGTCTAATGTTTTAGTGTCCCCAAATGAAAAATATTGTATGTCCGATTCGATAACGGTATCACACACTTGTTTAACTTTATCAATGAATTCCTCAATAGGGACCTCAATTAAACAGTCTCCCTCACAAACAATTAAGAAATCCAAATCTTTATCGAATTCAGATATAATACCATTTTTAAATGATTCAAAACATCCGTAATGTGCTGGTGTTAGTGCAGTACCTAGTCGGTTTGTTGTCTCTTCATCAAAAAGTTCCATAGACACACATTGTGGTCTAACACAATTATGTGATGGAGGTATAGATTTGTATAGTTCATTTGTATGTAAAACATATTCAATACCGTATTTTGATACTTGTTGTAACGACTCTCTTGATAAGATTTCTCTCTCATCGTTATTTGTTGTTTGTAAATGAACTAATTTAATTTTAGGTAATCGTTTATACTTAAACCATCCATTATTTTTGTAACTAATTATTGTTTCATTATTTAATATGTAAGATTCTGATTTATATTGAACTCCACCCTCAAAAAAGGTTAACTTAATCTCTATTGGAACTCCATCGTAGTCAATTTCTTTTAAGAATTCTCGGGTTTGTAGAATATTAAATGATTTAGAATAAATGGTTTCGTTATTTTTATTAATCTCAACACTAACTGTTCTGTCATCAATATTATATGTGTAGAAATAAAACACCCATTTATTCTCGTTATTAATAATTGGTAATATAGAATAGTATTCTGAATTAGATGAGACTCCTTTACCTGAATTAATTAAGAATGTATGACTATCATTTGTAATGACATTAACTGTTGGTTCGTGAATTAATTTCTTATAAAAGAAATCCTCTAAGAAGTTTTGACAATTATTTATTCTACATTCTGATTTGTAAATTTCTTTAGTTATTATATGTGAAAATTTTTCTAAAAAGAAATCAGTTTTAAACGTCATTGCGGTAGTCTCAATACCAACATTAAACGCCGTAGGTAAAGTACATAAGAATGCGTCTTTTTCATCCAACAATTTAAATGATTGATTAACATATTCAATATCATCATGATGTAATATAACATCGTAGGTTATGTAAAATACTTTATTAAAATTAAAATCTTTTGCGGATTTAAACCCATTAATTAAATTAGTTAAAACAGGTAATGATTGGTTAGTATCTTTTAATCCGTTAATGTTAATCTCAACATCAAACTCTGATTTATAATTATAAAACTTAGTATAATAAGAATGTTCTGTTGTTGGGTTATTTGAATCAAAAATATAATAGTCGACCATTTTTTGAATATCGTTCGACACTGGATAATGAGAAACCAACATTACTTTTCGACCTAATTTTTTAACAGACTTAATACATTCGATAGTTAATTTTTCTCGTGATTTAGTATTCGGATAAGTACCAACAATAACTAACTCATTATTATCATATTTTTCTTTATAAGGATTTAATAATGATAGTAATTTTGATGTATCATGATTAATATCTCCTGTTAAAAATGTTATATTTTCGTACTTATCGTATTTTCCACAATAAACATCCAAGTTATACATCATCATTGGGATTCTATACTCCAAAGCCTCTTTTAAGGCGATTGGGTTTAATTCTTTATTGTTTCTGTCACCTTTTGAAGGAAACAAGAATAAGTCCGACGCTTCAATAAATGATTGTACGTCTTTTCTTTCTCCCCAAACAACGCAGTTATCAGGTTTATTTTTAATCAACGGACCCCAATATGATTGGAAGTTTTCGGCCTGATTACCCAAAAAATGAAATTTTATTTTATAATCCTTTAATTTATGTGCGATGTCAAAAATATAGGATTGATTTTTTCTTGCCGTGAACAATCCAACATTTAAAACATGTTTATATGTTGGGTCTAAATCTAATAATTCTTGGTTTTGTTTTTTATTTTTTTCTTTATAGTCTACAGGGTATTCAACAATGTCATACGGAATATCATATATAGAATATCTAAATGCGTTATACGCACTTACGAATATAAATTTATCGGGGAACCATCTTTTATGTGAAACAGAAAAACTAGAATCATGTGTGGTTTCAAATATTGTGTATTCCCTATCTTCCCTATATAATTCTTTTGTGACAGAATCATCCATGAAAAATTCAGGAAATTCTTCCATACTAACAACATCAGGTTTAAACTCATTAACAATTCTAATTAACTCGTTTTTATCTTCCCCTAAAGAATGGAAATTATCACCAAGTAATTCTTGTATTTGATTTCTTTGAACGACAAACGTCCAAGCAACAAATGCGTACTCAACACATTTGATTTCATATTCATTGTTAATTAATTGTATTTTATTTAATGTGACTTGAGGCGCTCCTCCAGTACTTAAATGAGGAGAAACAACTAATATTTTTTTCTTTTTCATTATTTTATTAAATTAATATTATATGCGTAAATTAATCCGATATCGTTAGACCCTAAAGTATCCTCAATTATAAAGTTGTTTGATTTTAGTATATCTAAAACTTCATCGTAAATTTCTTTTGAGTGGTATTCCATTGCAATTTTACCAATATTATTTTGTAAATATTCTTTATCAATTGTTCGGAATAAATCCAACTCACCACCTTCACAATCAACTTTTAAAAAATCAATTCTGTCGATATCGTAGTCAGAAATTAATTGGTTAATAGTGATAGTCTCAACAATCTCTTCACCAATCACTGTTGATGGGTGAAACCCACTTTCGTTTTTTTGTGAAAAATTATTACCATTAACTTCGGTTATCATAAATTTCTCAAACCCATTCTCATTACTAACCGCCTTATTAATACAAGTTACTCCGTGTTCGGAAAGATTCTTTTTCATACTTTTAAATGTAGCCTTAAGAGGTTCTACCGCATAAACGTTAGATGGGTTAAACATTTGTGAGTATAATGAGAATACTCCGTAATTCGCCCCAATATCAACAACCGTATCATTGATGCTAAGTCTAACAAAATCCCTCTCATATACTTTATCGTAAAAAATCTCAGTAACAATTGGAAATAAATCATCCCCCAAGTGAGATAATTTAACTTGTTTTGAGTTAATTACTAAAAATCTATTTTGACCAAATAGTTTTAATTCCTGAGAATATTGTAGGTCACCATACATAATGGATAAGGTTATGTTTCTAAGTCTTTTTGCGTTAGATTCACCAGTCGATATCCACCAATTGGTTCCTTTTCGTAACCCCATGTTTGATTTATGTACGGTTAATCCCGTATTGTTATCAATAATTGAGACCTCGTATATTTCTTTTATGTCATCACCATTAAAGTCAAAATGGATTATACCATTCTCTTCAATATTAGTTACTGTAAAAATATTATTCATATTATATGTGTATAAATTCGTTATGGATTATTTGTTTGTTTAATGTCACCTCAACTCTGAATTTTTTGAACTCATTAATTTCGTGAAATATAATTGATGACGGCCACACAAAATAAGTTGTTTTGGGTAGAATGTTTAAAAATGTTTCATAAATTTGGTCCCCTGTCTGTCCATCAAAAAATCTAAAATTTAGTGATTGTGGTTTAGTTATATTTTTAATATAAAATTTATTCTCATTTCTAATAAAATCAATTGTAAATTCATTTGAGGAGATATCAATTGATTCGTGTAAAATTGGTTTTTCCAAACCACGACTTTCGTAAAAGTTTTCTGAATATTTTAAAGAGTTGGTTTTATCGTCCCAAATAAATGAACAACCACCGACAAATCTTTGTTGTTGGTAACTGATTTTTTCTTTAGACCTACTATCCTCATTTAACCAAGAATAATGTTTAACCCATGCAATATCTCTTGGTATCGAAATTGTTGGTTTAGATTCAAAAGTTTCACCATCGTTATATAAGATATGGTTGTCAAAATAAAAATGAGTTATCCCTCCATTCCTATTGGTTCTAAAAATTCTTGGTGGACAGAAACCATCCACCCATAACTGTTTTGTAAATGTGTAATTTTTAAGGTTAACCGAATACCAATCGTATTGAGGTGTTTCCTGAATAAAATTTAAAATATTTCTAATTTCGTCTTCGGTGTAAAACTCATCAGAATCCACAATCCAAACTAAATCACAATTATTCTTTAAGACATGTAAAACATTATTCTTACTCTCATTTTCACCAAACAATGATTTCATTCCTGTGGTGATTAAAAAGTCTAATTCATAATTTATTAATTTAGTTAGAGTCTCTTTATTCTTTGGTTTAAATCCAAAATTAATATATTCCTGGTACATACCACTATTACAACCAATAGTAATGTCTAATTCATTTTTTAAGTTTATCCAAGGACGTAAACACTCATCAATATATTCTTCGGAGTTGTATGCGGAAAGTAATATTCCTATTTTCATATAATTTCTAAAATTTTATTAAACACTTGCTCAACTGAGGGATGGCACTCAAATGTTGGTTTATTTTCTAAACAATTAATTAAAGGTGGTACCCCTTGGATATCCCCCCATTCTTTAACTCCGTATTTTATATCTGAACCACAAAACAGACTACAACCACCACCAACATAATGGTATTTATATTCTTGTGAATTATTTCGATATGGGGCTCTAAATTCGTAATTGATAGAACTTCCTAATTGAATGATTTCTGAATCAGTTGTTCCTGCTAAATGAAGTAATCCTGAATCCATTGTGACAAAACACAATGATTTATTAATTAAATGCCACGATTGACTTAATGTGGTTTTATTCATTAAATTAAGGCCATTTTTAATCTCAAAATTAAAAATTGGTTTTTTAACATTAAAAAATCCAACCTCACTTGAGTCTTTACCAACTGAAATTACACTAATATTATGGTCGTTTAATTTTTTACTTAATTCCATCCATTTAACCGCATCCCAAGTTCTGCTTGGCCAATTTTGGACGGGGTGTATTAGTACATATTTCTCAGGTAATCCTTTAATTGGTTCATACTCATCAGGAATATAATCAATATTCATTTCATCTTTGGTTAACATAAAACCAAGTTTAATTGCGTGATATTGTCTAATGTCAATACGGTTATGTTTAAACTCAACTCCTCGGTTATTTTTTTGTCCATTCTCATAAAATGAATTATGAGTTATAAAATTAGATTTAATGAAATCTAAATTAACCGAATTCGAGTGGTAAACCTTTTCAACCAAAGGATGATTTTTAAATAATTCAGGGAAATTAGTTACAACGGTAACTTTTGAGTCATATGATTGATGTAGTTTTCTAAGTACGGGGGTTGAGCAAAGGGTATCCCCGATTGCCTTTGCTTCCGATAAATCAAGACATATTTTTTTCATAAGTAAAATATAAAATAAAAACTCAAAAATTATACCCCAAGTTTAGTTAATTATCTATTTATGGTAAACCGTTCAGGTGTATATTTATAGTAATGCAATCAATTGAAATACTTTCGTTTACTGGTGTTAGTCCGTATACCATTACAATTTGTGATGTTACGTTAACTTATTGCTATGTAGTTGCGACAGGTGTTTCTTCAGCTCCAATTACCGTTACAGTACCAACATTATTACAACCTGCAGCCCAAATAATATTAAAAGTAACCGATAGTACGTCGTGTGATTATTTCCAAATAATATCTTGTATTACTCCCACACCAACACCGACACCAACACCAACACCGACACCATCACCAACACATGGTGATTGTGATTGTATTGGATTTAACAATTTATATGGTAATCTAAATTACCCAATTAGTTTAACACAGTGTGATGGTACTATATTAAACACTGTGGTATATTCAGGAACTTCGGTTTATTATTGTGGTAGTCAACCAGTTGCGGGGTCTGATGTTACAATTACTATTGGTTTACCTTGTATTAATAACACATGTCCTACACCTACACCACCTGGACCAACGCCAACTCCGACACCTACACCAACAACAGGGAGTAACTACCTATCACAAGAAGATTTATTCCTAATCTTACAAGAAAATGGGGGTAGAATAATCATTACATAATAAACACAATAATCTAAAGTATAATATTTATAACTAAACTATGGCAGATTTACCAATATCCTCACTCCCCTTAGCATCAACAGGTTATTCAGACTCGTTGTTGGCAATCGTTAATTATAACCCTATAAGTTCTGGAAGGACTGAAGCAATATATTTTTCATCATTTACGGGTTCTAATATTAGTATTTCGGCAAATACGGGGTTAGGTGTTGATGGTGGTGTATTATACACAACTTATAATACCTTATTAGACCCTACGATTTCTATGGCAAGTGCCGTTGGTGGATTATCAGGAGGAACCACCGTTGCTCAATTATCGGGTAAAACTTTTGTTTCGTTGTTTGACGAGTTACTATTCCCGACAGAACCCCCAACATATACAATACCAACAATATCAATAGGAGGTGTATCAAATTCAACTGTTGAGGTTGGGTCAAATCTCACCTCAAATATAACGGTTTCTGCGGTTAAAAATGATGCAGGAATTTATAATCAACTTAGGATTTTTAGAGATGGGACACCGATTTTAACTGACACAACATTATCAAGTTCATCGGCAACAGACATACCAGCACAATTCGGTTATACGGATTTAAACAATCCAAATTCGGGATTCACAATAAGTCCATCCCCATATACCGATAGTTATACTATACCAGCACCAACAGGTGGTAATCAGTCTACGACAACAACTTATAATGCCGATGGTAATTATCTTGCGGGAGTTGTTAAAAAAAATAATAAAGGTGTTAATGATACTCGAACCCCGTTAGTTAGAAGTACTAACGCACCTCAAGACTCGTCAAATAATTTTGCAACTTCGGTGGTGACGTATACAGGTATCTATCCATTTTTCTATGGGGTATCAAGTACATTACCAAACGCAAGTAGTATCTCAAGTGCAATACAAGCAAACTCGGCAAATAAAGTTCTATCTTCCGCATCAGGAACTATTAATATCACATTCGCCGCATCGTCCGAATATCTATGGTTTGCTCACTTTTCAAATTATACTGACAAAACTGTTTGGTTTGTTGACTCATTGAATAGTGGTGGTATTGGTGGAAGTGGTAATTTATTTGGGTCACCGATAATTCAATCGGTTACAAGTCCTAGCAGCTACTGGAGTAGCATAAATTTTGATATTTATATTTCTAATTATCAAACAACTACAACGGGCGTAATGCAACTAAGAAATTCTTAAAGATATGGGTATTATAATAAATGATAATTTAACAACTTTTTCACCAAAACCATTAGATAGTAGGTTTGGGCCATATTCTAGTACAACATTTGCTAACACCAGTGTTATTACCGCAAATAGATATATTGGATTAACTGTGGGTATTTTAACGGGAGTAACTGATATTGTTGAATATTGGTATCTTAGTGGTATTACCGACTTAGATTTAGTCTTAAAAACCTCAGGTGGTGGAACTGGTACTTCAGGAACTTCAGGAACCTCAGGGTCAAGTGGTGAAAGCGGAACTTCAGGAGAGAATGGAACTTCAGGCGAGAATGGAACTTCAGGCGAGAATGGAACTTCAGGCGAGAATGGAACTTCAGGTGAGAATGGAACTTCGGGTGAGAATGGAACTTCGGGAGAGAATGGAACTTCGGGTGAAAGTGGAACTTCGGGAGAGAATGGAACTTCGGGTGAGAGCGGTACTAGCGGATTAAGTGGTACTTCAGGTGAAAGCGGAACTTCAGGTGAAAGCGGAACTTCGGGAGAGAATGGAACATCAGGTGAGAATGGAACTTCAGGTGAGAATGGAACTTCAGGTGAGAGCGGTACTTCAGGTGAGAGCGGTACTTCAGGTGAGAGCGGTACTAGCGGATTAAGTGGAACTTCAGGTGAAAGCGGAACTAGCGGATTAAGTGGAACTTCAGGTGAAAGCGGAACTTCGGGAGAGAATGGAACTTCGGGAGAGAATGGAACTTCGGGTGAGAGCGGTACTAGCGGATTAAGTGGTACTTCAGGTGAAAGCGGAACTTCAGGTGAAAGCGGAACTTCGGGAGAGAATGGAACATCAGGTGAGAATGGAACTTCAGGTGAGAATGGAACTTCAGGTGAGAATGGAACTTCAGGTGAGAGCGGTACTTCAGGTGAGAGCGGTACTAGCGGATTAAGTGGAACTTCAGGTGAAAGCGGAACTAGCGGATTAAGTGGTACTTCAGGTGAAAGTGGCACTT